TCGTAGATCATATCGAAGTGATCATCTGCTGATGTATCGTAGATCATATCGAAGTGGGCATCTGCACCACTCCTTATAGGGTAAGCTAAACCCTTAGTTATTCTATTCATTTGTGTCTCCGACAGGTCGGGTTAAAGTTTGACTTATTGGACATCTATCCAAGTCAGCAGATACCTTACCACACACCAACCGACCTAGCAACGATTTTGCCCCCAAATATGAATTTGTAGATCGTTTATATATGGTATATCTTGTAAACCTTAGCCCACATCTGAAAGTGTGAGAGATATGAACATAAAACAAGCAAACGAGATGCTAAATCAGATCAAGAAATCTGGCCTTCATACCAAGACCAAAGTTGCTCAAGAACTTGTAAGAGAGCTTGAAATGTTCCTCAAATCAGCGGGCATGAAAAAGCAAGCCGATCTGAGGTTGCTGTCTAAAAGAGATGATGATCTTAAGAAGATCTTCTTCTATTGGGCAAGTGCCGCTCTCTCTGAAATGACTAGTGAGACAGAACTGCAAGGTATGACTATCCCCCCTGTTGGGTCTGATACTGGAGACATCTATGGTGCAAAGATCCTCAACCAACTTGGTGGTCGAATGAAAAGAAGGCGACAAGCGAGTGTTGCAATGTACGCAAACTTTTTGAACAATCTATATGAGGAACTTAAACCACTCCTTATCAGCGGTATCAACAAAGCCTATACTAAATTTGCTTATAATAATAAAGAATTTGAGAGACTAAACAGCGACATTCTTGAAGATCTTTGGCAGAGAGCTACGCTGTGGGCTGTGACTGGTACAAGAGATAGTGCAATAAGAGATACAGAGGTATCCCCTTGGAAAAGGATCGAGGGAAATGTCGAGGGGGGAGGATCTCTCGCTGAGAGAGTTATGAAAGCTATCCGTAAGGGTGTATTCAGTGCTATGACTTCTAAAGGACGCTACCTAAGCCTTGATGAAAGAAGACGACTAGGACTGGCTAAGGTAGATGGGGAAAAAATCAGACAAGAATCTATCGAGGGGCAATCTTCGTCTGGTGAAGAATACAGCAAACTCGATCAGTTTTCAGCTCAAGGGTTCATTGAGAATATGGATGGAGTGGGTGATACTGAGAAGTACATAAAAAAGCATAAACTAACGGAGGAAGAATTAGAGACTCTAACAGGTCTATTGACTGATGGGACTTACGAAGATAAACCTTATCAGAGGGCACTCGTACTTGAGATACTTGTAAGGTCAGGTCATATTCTCAAGGACGATGCCTTTATAAGAACCTTAAAACTCGACTTCATGGATGGTAAGTTTGAGGGTACAGAAGCAATGGAAAAAGCGGTAGAGGTACTTGAGTTGACAGGAAACCCCATCACTAAGGAACTTGTGGATCTTCTCCAAAGTTATGCTTCGGGTGAACTCGATGAAGATGCTTTTGAGGATCTTGAGGGTAACTTGATAGCTGACGGTTGGTTGGTTGATAACATAGAAATAGAGATAGAATCCGAAGAAGCTGTTAAGATGATCAATGAGAAAGCTGAACAAATGGCAGAAATAGCTGTTCAAGCTATTAACTTACCAGAAGGTGAGCTTGGAGAAGCCATCGGTGACCTAGCTAAAAAAGAACTAGAAGTGAAAGAGTTAAAGAAGCTCTTAAAGCTGTTCACCGAAGATGGTTTCCATTGGATGCTTGACGCTAATCTGTATCTTGATGACGCAGAATGGGCTAAAGCTCTGAGGGAGTCGAACCCTAAAGCTTTGAAAGCAATCCAAGAAGCCATCGAAGAACACCAAGAGCCTCTTCTACCTCTAGGGTTGAAGAATGTTCTCAATTCATCTGTCTTTGAGGACAAGCAAAAAGTGATAGCAATCAAAGAGTTTGTTGATCAGTGTATGAATAGTGGTGCTATTAAAAAAATGTTCGGTCAGTCTAGGGGGCCTCTTGGTTGGTTCATTGAGTTAGCTATCGTTTTAAACGGAAAGTCTATCACAGGGAGAAAAAATGGATCTCCTTTTACACTAAATATTGAGAAGGTAAGATTCTTTGACCTCACCCAAGACTTTTATGCTCAACTTGCTGAATTTGTTAGAGTGGCGACTGATGGAGAGATAGACGCTCTTGTGGGTAAGCTTGATGAACTCGTTGAACCATATAGGCCAAAAGGGTTGACTTATTCAGTATCAGATTGGTTAGAAAAGATAGTGGTGACCTGTAAAGAAAGAAAGAAATCTGGAAATCAAGCATGGAAAGAAGCTCGGACAAGTGGGATTGGGACAATGAAAGGTTTCTATAGCGTTGTCGCTAGTGATCTTGTTCGGTATCGCTTCTATCTCGACATTGGTCTTACTGAGGGGGATAACTTACCAGAGGGTCTAGGTAATCCAGATTGTGATAATCGTGTTCTAGGTCTAATGAGACCGATCCCCACCAACGCTGTTAATGAAGTTAAGAGCGAGGGTTATGATCTTATGTTAAGGTCTTGGCAAGCTGAAGTAACACAGGCCACTCAAAGGCGAGTTGATTTGAGGATTACTGAAAAAGCTAAACTTAACCAACAAGTAAAAAAGGTATTCAAAGAGTTCGGTATCGAAGAGGGTACAGAGCTATATGAGGCATTTGTTAATCTCGGTTAATCTGTAGTTTATTTATCATCGGTAGTTTAGTATCAAACCCCACTAGACTACTGGTGATAACATGAGCGAAGACCTACAGATTTCTTATGCCTGTCCTCATTATCTTCGATATGAGAGGGTAGGACTACAAAACAGTATCTACATTATACCCGCATCACCAATCAATGGTGAGGGTCTTGTAGTGATTAGACGAGATGGTGTCGTCCTTGAACCTCAAGGTAATTACCGAGAAGCGACTATCACCACTCCTAATGTGTCTCCTTTTAGGGTGAGAAGTACCTCCAATGTGCTTACAATAACCACTACAGAGGGGTACTCAAACACAATCACCTTACCCTCGAAGATATACAAATCAAAGACCTTGATCTCCGAAATACAAAGCCAAATCGGAGCGATCATTGTTGAAGAGACTACATCAAAAGCGTTGAGGTTTTCTGATCGAAAATTAGGTATTGGGTTTACCCTCACAGGAAGCCTATTAAAAGCACTTGGTTTCAAGAAGCAAAAGCAAGTTATTAAAACGAAAAAGTCTACTCCTGCTTGGGGGTTAGTTTCACGACTCAACGGACATGATATACAGTTCAAGAGCAGATTAGAACCTGAAGGTTTACTAGAAATATCTTACACTACCGAAAAGCGATACTGTAGAAGATGTGGTGGCACAGGGGTTGAAAACGACTTTAGATTCGGTACTGATGGAGACATTCAAAAGATACAAGACACTGATCTACTCTATCAGAACATAGCCAAGACTCTTTTGACTGAGATCGGGTCGAACCCTTACCACGCTTGGTATGGATCAAACGCTAACCGACTCATAGGTAAAAAGAATAATGCTTCGGTTGGGGTCGCTTTAAGGATGAGTGTACAACAGGCACTAGATAAGTTGCAGAAAATCCAACAAGATCTCAAGAGGGTACAATACCTTAGCCAAGAAGAAAGATTAATGAGCGTTCAGTCTGTGGAAGTTTCTACACTCAATAACAATGCGACTGCATTATTGTGTAATGTGGTTGTTCGTAGTGGAGCAAATCGTCAAGTGAGCGTAAATATAGTCTTTGAAGTACCTGGTAGCATTTCATTAGATGGGAGTTTGACATGAGCTATAGCTTAAAAATTGTAAAGCCAGATGGAGTTAGTTCCACTGTTTCAACAAGTTATTCTACAGATAAAGAAGAAGTATTCATTCATGGTCTTGTTGAGGGGTACGATCAAATCACAGTGTCATTCTTAGATGAAGTATTCACCTCCGTAGGACAAGAAGCAGACATCACAATTAGTAATGGGACTTGGGTATTCCCGAATCCAGACACGACACAAGAGGGGATAGACTTAAATCAAGGGGCTAACAGCTTCTTTATCACAGCAACAGATGGGTCAAACACTACCTCTTTAACACTCATCGTCATCTCTAGTCTTGACTCAAATACTGCTAAACCTCAGCCCCCTCTCAATATAAAATCCGAGAGAGCGGATGATAATGTAGTTCTTAGTTGGTTACATTCAGACTCTGAGATTATCTCTTATAATGTGTACGCTTCTACTGTAAGTGGAGGGGGTGATGGTTATCGACAGATCAACAAGATACCTATTGACCCGATTTCTTATGGGTTTAAGTCTGAGAAGGTTACCTCTGTAGTAGATTTCTCTAGTGATCTTAAAACAATCGAAGAAGACCCAAATGTCCTTACGATAAAAGCCTTACAGAACACCACATCAAGTGATATAGGTACACAAGAAATTGCTGAGAGCATCAGTCGATTAAGAGTGTCAACAAATGTGTCTGCAATCGAGTTAGAAACAAAGGTGTCTTTCAAACATAATCGTAGTATACCAGACCAAGCGAATACAATAGATATAGGCGATTTTTCTTCTCTCAATGCAAACACACCTCTTTACTATGTCATTACAGCAGTCAAGGTCGTGGATAACCAATCGGTTGAGTCCACTTTTAGTGTTGAAGTTGGATCCGCACCGATTGACTTACAGATTGTCAATACAATCCTACCCAATGTGACTGATGCACAGATTACAGAGAGTATGATCTCAGCTATTTATGATGCAGACTCCACAGCGAGTGTCCATGCTGGGTCTGCGATAAGAGACTTGTTTATAGACCCAGTAGTGTCAGAGATCTCTCGCATGAGAGTCCTCTTAGATTTCTGCTACAAAGCTACCAACTTTGTGTCTCTTAACGACATTGATGACCCAACAGGATTGGGTGAGTCCATCTTCGTATCTAACTCAAGTTATAAACAGCTCTTAAAAGAGGCTTACTTCCTTGATACCGACACACAGGTACAAAACCTTATCGACATCTGTTTTGATCGCCTAGCGTCTAATCTAGGCATTGTTAGGTTATCAGGTCAGGTGGCTAGAGGTGAAGCAACTTTCTTCTCAAGAAGTCTGCCTACTTTTGATCTGATCGTACCTATAGGACAGATCCTCTCTAGTGGTGGTGTGAGATTTAGAACTCTTCAAGGGGGGACAATCACAGTTTCTGAAGCACCTAGCTTTTACAACCCAATCACACGCGGATATGAGATCACCTTACCAATCCAAGCTGACACAGCAGGTCTTAGTGGGAATGTTACATCGGGTCAAATCACAACTGGTGCTCCTTTAGGGTTAAGTGTAATCAATAACTCATCTACATTTGGAGGTTCTACTAGAGAGACAAACCAAGAAATGATGACACGAGCAATGACTTACATATCTTCTGTAGATGTAGGCACAAGAGCTGGTTATGAGCGAGTGGCTAGAGAGTCAGCAGGTGTTTTAGGCTATGAGGTTATAGATGCTGACAACCCATATATGCTTCGAGATAACGATCAAGGGGGGAAGGTAGACATTTGGATTAGAGGTGAACTGTTGAGCCGAGTAACTGATGTATATGCTCCGTCCTATAGGTCAAGAAAAGACTCAAGGTTCATCCCTATACAATCGGAGGGTGCATATAGGTTTCAAGCCTCAGATGCCACCTCAGAGAACCCTCTCTTTCAAATGATTGATCGAACTAATACCTTTGGACTTAAAAACCAAACCAATGGTGAGTTCTTCGACCTTACAGGAGCAACTATTTCTGAAGGTAAGATCCTTCGACTCAATACAGACATATCCCAACCCACATATCGCATGACCGACATTATCTTGGGAGACTATAGAACTGATGTTACTAATAAAGTCGTGCTTGATCGACAACCTGTTCGACAAGTCATTTCTGTCCGTAAAGCAGATGGTACTGATCTGACTTTCACCTTCTATAAAACCGAAGATCCTCTTGTGCAAGGACAGTCCTCAAAATCTCAAGACTATATCATCCTTGATAACGATGGATTAGAGAAGATCATCTCAATCACAGCCGAGCAACAAACCCTTAATGAACTCTACACTGAAACGCTATCAAATCGTGGGGTAGACATCACTACCATTGTAGTCAAAGACTCAAATGGTAATACTTTTGCAAGCCCATTGACCTCTGCAACGCCAGATTATGTTATCGAAGTTAATGGTGATCTGACAACGATTAAGAGGACTACTTCAAGTACAATCACATCGAGTCAAACAGTCCTTGTCGATTATGAATACCTAGAAAACATTACAGTAACCTATCAGACAAACCTAGTTGTATCTAACCTACAACTAGAAGTTGATGAACAAAAACACATGGGTGCAGATGTTCTTATAAAAGAAGTTTCTCCTGTTCGAGTTAATGTAAAAGGTCTTGTCTACTTAGAACAAGGGACATCAGCTACTAGTGTTGACTCAATAATCAAAGCCTCTTTATTCAATCGCATAACGGAAACAACTCTTGGTGGGAGTCTTTACCCATCCGATTTCATTCGGGAGATTGACTCTGTACGAGGTGTTTCTTATGTCTCTGTTCCTTTGACAGAGCTTTCACTGACTGAAGGAGATCAGATCCTTCGTGAAAAAGTGAACCCAACAGTGCCTGTGGAAGTCACAGAGTTTACAAGCTCTAGTCATAAAGTATGGCTCATGGATGTTCAACTAGATCATGTACCTCAACAAAGTGGGGGGTCAAATGCTAGGGTGTTTTTAAATCGAAAAGAAATCGAAACGCTCAAGGTCGGACAAAGAGAAACAGCCTCAAACTGGATCGGTGAGAAAGGGAGCATCGTAGGTTTAGAGAAAGCCTCTGTTAACTCTAACGGAGTTCTCACAGAGATACCAAACTCCACTCGAAAACTTATGATCTCATTACCTTTGGGGGAAACTCCTTTAGGGTATGAGATTGAGGTCAACTACACTTGTGGTAATGGGACTGGAGTAGTAGGTGAGATCAGATTAAATAACTTTAGCTACTTTCAAGTGGGAGATCTCAGCTTCACTTATGAAGAGGAGAGAAGATAATGGTATATGATTTCGACCCACGCACAAATAGAGAAAACTTAAACTCAAAGTCCTACCCTAGACGACTCCTAGAGGACATAATTACCAACAAAATCGTAGACTCCATGTCCTTCGGGACTGCCTCAAACTACCTCACTCGTAGCTATGGCCCGAACCATAGGGTTATCTACGAGGGTGTAGGCCGACTCCTTGCAGGATTATTAGTAGACACCTTAGATAACCTAGAAGATGTTGAATACTCCCAACTAAGAGCTGAGTTTATTGCTACTCGCCTCATGTACCTTGTGTTCCCCGATGAGGACTCTGTACCTGTCGGGGATACACATGAAGAGACTATCTCTTTTCTCCTACAAACCTATGAAGCTCTATTAAAAGGGGCGACTAAAAAATCTGTCGATGAAGTGTTGAATGACATCGCTGAAGGAAATGCCGTTGTACTTAGCAACATCGAGGGATATATCGCTAACATCAAGTCCTCTATCCTCGCTACAACAGAATACAACACAGATGGGGTGTTTTCCAAACACAGACACTTTGCCTTCACTGATGAATCTGGACTAGGTTCTACCAACAAGCCGATTGAATATAAATGGGGAGATGAACTTCATACACACGACATTATTGACGGAGTTATTCAGCCACACATAGATGCTGACGGAAACTCTCACTCCCATGAGGTTTATCTTGGGATACCAGAAAACATCATAAGATTACAAACGAACTTACGCAAGGTTTTAAGGGTAACCAAACCCGCACATATTAAAACAGGTGAGGTTTCCTCAGTCATTGATGAGGACATACCTATTCTCTCTAAAGGGAAAGGAGATGTGTTTAGCCCTATTCTCGGAATCGACCCTGCTCAAACAGATGCTCTGATAATCGAGGGCAACAAGATTGACGCAACACTACCATATTACAACCAAAACGCACAGTATGGGCTTGTTGGAGTCTCGCTAGGGTCTTTCTTCCAAGAAGAGATGAGGAAGGCTAGGGAGGGTGTTTACGAAGAATATTTCTACGGGTATGCGTCTGGTAATACCATTCGTGTATGGAGGACTAATGTCCAAGTAGCAGACAACCTCGTCCTCAGTGATGATGACTCCAACACAGCAGATCAAAAGTTTAGGGTCATAGAGGTCGAAAGTGGTATTAAACCAGTAGATGGCATCTATCAGAAAATGACTGGTAGTGATGGAGTAGAATACACAACTAAAACAATACGGGATTTGAATCGTGGTGCGAGTTCTTCACTGAAACCCATAAATGTCGCTGATGTAGAGATCATTAATGGGAGTATGTACCCAATAGAGGAAAACGGTATAAGAGAGGGTCGGGCAGGTGATACACAATCCTTAAATGATGGTGAGCCTATCTTCCTAAAAGATAAAGTGTACTTCTGTGAGTTAAAATCTGACTTGGGTCAATACCTTTTGAGTTTTGATTCTGTTCGTGAACCTATGATGTCTGGTCATAGGGTAGGTCTTGTAGCGACTGTCATCACTGTAGATTCTAGGATACAACAAGAAGGGTTGATCAAGTTCAAAAACAACTCATCTCCTTGGAATGTTAGAGATGAATTAAAGTACGAGACAGTTACCTTCACTAACACTTTTGATGTGGCTAGATGGGGTGTAAACTACAACTACGCTATAAACCTACCCAACTTTATCGTGAAAGATATGCTCAAATCTATAGGCACACTGCCTGTGTCTATGAATGACATCACCATAAAAATAGACAAAGGAGCAGGGTTCGTAGATCCCGATTACTCTTATTCTAACCTATTCTTAGAATCTATCAACTGGTATACATACTCAGATAAAGATGGGATCATGCGTATAAGTGATCGGACTTATACCACTGTGGGGGCTAATAACTATAATAACCCACTTATAAGTTCGGGACATAAAGTTTCAATCACATATCCCAAATCCAAATCGGAAATCAGACGCTTCAGAGAACTTAATAGTCTTGAGATGACCCTCAATGCCACAAGACCAGCTCGTAAAGTCTCCGACTCTGGTAGAGGGTTATTAGGTCAAAACAGAGTCATTGGGACAACATCACCAATCTCTTATGTACTTAATGAACCACAACCTGTCACCCCTTTCACACAAGAACAAAAGACTGCTACCTACTCTGCGGGTAGTTCCGACCTGCTCAATACAAAAAATCAAAATCTATATGCAAACACAATCACAGACCCTTTAGTCTTTAATAGCACATACACCCTCAATAACTTCTCACTCAATCAAACAGCAACTCAAGATCAAGTCTTTAAGCCGTCTACGAAAACCATCACTACATCAAACCCTAAGATTTCTTTTTATCTCCTGGGATTTAGACCCTCGTACATCACCTCCGTGGTCGATAGTAGTGCTGTGTCTTATGCCTATACACTCAATCAAGATCATGTCTTAGTCAGTGGATTAACAAGTGAAAAAACACTGACCATTACTGGTATCTCTTCTAACCCATTCTCCTCTGATCTTGATTGGTACAAAGGAGAAAAGTTAGCAGAAGGTCAAGCGTTCTACAAACACACCTCCACTAATGAATTAGATGTCTTCTCGGAGTCTACTCCTGAAGAATACATGACGAACCCTCTAGGTCTTGCATACGACAAAAACGGTGTTGTATCCGATCAAATACGCTCTGTATACTCTATGGAAGACACTAAAACATCGGGTATAGAGGGTGAACTAGACTTTTATGAGGACAAGGTTACAGGGTATGAGTTTAAGCAAGATGAAGACGGAAGGGATGGGTTTGCTAGTGAATATAATACGCAATGCACACAAGATGAAGTTCTTTACCCAGATCCGACTCTATATGTGTTAGGCCCAATATCCACATTAACAGGGGGTGTGCCTGTAAACACGATCCCCACATATCTCTTCTTTGGGTACTTTATGCTTATTGACCAAGATAGCAACAATGATATTGTATACTACCTCTCCATATATCGAATAGATGCTAATGGGGATAAGCAATATCAAACACTAACACCAATACAAGATTCAAATGGAGATGACGCTTTACAGGTGTCGGGAACACTACCAGAATCTAATGGCTCTCCACTTGCATATAGATTCTTAGGGAATAATGGGTTTGGAAGTCTTGAATACAACCAAATGAGTTCTACTGCTTACGCTAATATCTCATTTAATCACATACCTAATGAGACCTATTATATGGAAGTCTTCTTTGAACGATCACCAGCAGGAGGGGCTTCTTTTCTTGGTTTTACAGCCAGAGGTTCAAACTCAGATGTAAACCTCTCTGATACTTGGTTTAACTTAAATCAAGACGCAAATCAGAATGAAGTTGAGTTCTTAGGTCAAGGTGGCACAGATGTTTCGGAAACATACGAAGTCACATTCACTAATAATCCTGGTGGGGGTGAGATAGATACGATCAGTAATATCGCTGACCCAGACGCAGGGGCAACAAAAGACACCGAAAATGTAGGGGTGACTCACACCACCACTACTACTACTTATTCCGCTACGGACTACTATCCTATCAGACCCTTAGAATATGACTACGGGTATAAAAGACTATTCACTGAGAGTTAATAACTCTTTTATACATTGGTAATATGTAAACAAGACCCCCCACAATTTTTAGATTGGAGGACAATATGATACACACGAAAATCCCACCACCAAAAACGACTGCTATTAACTTTGGATTAGGTTTCTCAGAAGGAATCGGAGTTAAAATCAAAGGGGATGTTTTTGGGGTTCTCCAACATAAAGACGGTCAAGAAGAAATCGTCTTAGATAAATCAAATATATACACACTAGATGGTGGGATTTTAGCCGCTATCTTGTTTTCCAAAAACTTAGGTGTGGGTAATTTTCGTGGCATTGATATGTTAGCTGTTGGAACAGGAGCATCGGGATCAACTGCGAGTCCCGACATCGCTGATTATAGGCAAAGAATTATCAACACACCCCTTTATCGTAAAGAATTTTCAAGTGTTGTTTATCGAAACTCTAACGGTACTCTAGCTTCAGTTCCCACAAACATCGTAGACTTCACAACTACATTTGATGCTTCGGATGCTGTTGGTGCATTAACTGAGATGGGGTTGGTGTGTACTACTGACGGTATAGGAAATGCCCCACAAGACTTCGATCAGTTAGCGGATGCTTTTCCTGTTCGCACATTGACTACAGACATCACCACAAAAGACATCTTAGTAAATTACCTCACTTTTCCAGTAATCAATAAACCCGCAGGGTCTATATTAGCGATTACTTGGCGTTTAACATTCTAAGAGAGGGTTTAAGTAATGTCACAAAAGTATTTACCCTCTACAAGTAGAGATTTAGACCCCACAAATTATGCGTGGGACTCCATTGTATATCAAGCTGGGAGACCCATGCTTGATAGTGAACTTAACCTCACCCAAGATATCCTCAATAAGAAAAACACCCTCCCAAGTGGAATGATTTCTTATCAAGGTGAAGATGACTCTGTGGGTTCATTCGCATATGAAAAACCGTATGTTGAGGGTGTTCTAAACGGCAACTTCACTGCTAACACCTTCATCATTAATCCGTTCAAAGCAATGGTAAATGGAATAGTGATTGATGTACGAAACACAAATGCTACCGATGGTACGAATAAAATCACCCTACCAGCACCAGATGCAGGGTCTGGGCCAGGTGATCGTGGGGATTTTGTTTTCCTTGAAGTATGGCGAAAAGATGTGACTCCTGCCATGCAGTCAAAGTCTAGGATTAAGTTACTTTCCCCCCAAGCTAATGACACATTCACCTTTAAAAAGGGTGGTGGAGCAAATGATGTAGTCCTCACTGTGGACACTACTTTTGCAATAGGGGCTTCTCTAGCTCACACAGCTCGCAATATGGCTTCATACATAAATGATCATGGTGGGGCAGGGTTAGGACTCACTGTTGATGGTGTTACCACATTTGCCGAAACTAGAGGTACAGAGTTTGTATTCCTAAACCATAATGGTGGAGCTAGTGGGAACTATACTGGTGGAGCTAGCTTTACCTTAGCCTCTTCAGATGTTACAGGGATTGAAATCCAAATACAACCTTCTGGTGGTTCTGATGGTGACGGAAAGCCTTCTGCTACTACAGTTTATTATGCAGGGAATGTACTATCTGATATTTCAACGCACCTACCTGATGATATACAAGACCCAAATGTAAATGTATCTTCTACTCGAAGGATACAAGTTCAGTATCGTATCAGGACTCAACAAAATCTTAATCTTTCACATCAGATTTTCGGGTTTGAAAATGGAATCCTCTACGCACAAGGGTCACAAGGTGCTCCTGTAAACACAAAATCTTTTAGTAAACATTCTACTGACACAGGTTTATGGTATGCTGGAGATGGTTCAGAAGCCGATGCCACTGCATTAGGTACTGTTGATGGGTATGTTTACGCTATCCCTCTCTGTTATGTCTTTAGGAGACAATCTCCAGGTGGTGGAAACGCAGGATTCAATGCGAGTGGTTCATTCAACACAGGTGCATTACATGATCATGACGGAAACACCTTAGCGAGTAATGACTATGTGGATAATGTAGCAATTAAAGAATCTGATCGACCCGATGGGTTATTTGCAGATGAAGTCGCTCAAAGTGATGTACTTGATCTTAGACGCAGAGTTTACCCTAGAGGAATAGACTTCTCGGCAGAGCTTGAGTATCAATATCATACTCTACTCGATAATGAGAATCGGACATGGTTTGCTAAAGCACACTCTCTACAAAAAACAGGGAATACTTCGGGAGGTGCAAGTTCTACCCCTCTAGTTTGTGATGTCTATGGTGGAGTTGCAAATTTAGAAGGTGAACATAGAAGAACCTTTGACCATATTGCTCGTAGGTGGTCAGACACACCTACAACTGAACGCATATATATCGTAGCCAAGCCCTTTACCACATTAACTCAACCCTCAACAGGTGTCACTGTAACAAGAGGAAACAATACGACTACGGGGGACTATTGGTACGCAGGAGATAAAATCACAATAGACTTAACAAATCTTAAAGTCTCAAGTCACCTTCTTTGGGCGACCAATGGAAATCAGACCTTTGATCAAGAGGCTGACGATTTTGCACCAAAACTCTTAGATATAGGGTTCTGTTGGCATAACGATGGTCATTACACTAACGCTATCGAACAACAAGTCAAGATATCAAGTGTTGATGGGTTAGGTTCTAATACAATCAACATCACCCTAGAGGAAAACCCTAACATCACAGCTAATGGGGGTATGTCGGCAGGGGCTGATTACGACCTTGTTGGGGATGATACCAATGGTGAGTCCACAGGGAGTAATAAAGAAATCTTCATCGAGTTAATCTTTGACTATGCGTCTTTTGATCGAGGGTTGAGCGGGGTTGCTATTGATGTCCCTACACCAGATCCTTCGGGTTACCCAACAGGATCGGCTGTCCTCATTGAATCCGATCCTGCATTTGCGTATGACCTTTACCCAGGTCAAGGGAATGGTAATGCACCCCCTATAAGTAATGTCATACCAAAGACAAAACAAGTGTCTCTTGAATATGTGTACGAACAACAATCTATAGATATCGTGTCTAATACCAAGCTCAGTGCTTATCTACCTTGGAGACTTTATTATAGATCAGGATTAGCTCCTGGGATAACAGACAGTAGTGGTGTAGGTGCGACTATCTGTACTCTTGATAATGCAACCACAAAGTATCAACACGCTGAATCAAAGATAGGCTGGACTAACTCAGTGAATGGTTGGGCTACAGGACAAAGGAAACTAACGATCTCAGCTTTCCCAATAGAACCTTACCCTGCGGATACAGTCACAGATAGTACTCTGTTAGTTTACTATAACCGATCTGCACCTATGACTGCGGGTTCAGATTTCGCTATTCCAAATACCGTAGCAGTATCAAATATTGGTGTTGTACCCGATGAGTTGAACCTTCAACCTTTAGCCATAGGTAAAGAAGTTAGTGTCTTTCTCAAAACAAACGACCACTACCCATTCTTTAACCCCACAGATCAGTTAGGTACTCATCCTAACGCTTCTAATTATGCTGAGTATGAAACTCTCAGTAATCCTGATGTTTTCCTTGATGACTTAAAGATCAACACAGGGTCAGTTGTCCTACCCTCATTCGTACCTTTTGTATCCTCTGTGAACATCACTCTTGGAGATACAGGTCCAGGCCAACCTCCAGTTAAAGATGATTATAGTCGAGTGGTATACCCCACTATGGAGGACTCAAGTTATTTCCCATCAGCTTTCGCTAAGAATATGAGTGGATACCATAGTGCTTATAAAACAGCTATCCCATGTCTTATGAAGATTGTTGATGATACCCATACGCTCTATCGTAAGGGTGAAGTCGTGTTAGTTGTCTTTGTTAAAACGAATACTTGGGGTCAAGGTGTTTCTGTAGACATGAGATCTACCCTCGCTGATAACTATGTAGTCGCTTGTGTTTATCGCACAAAAAACCAGCTTTTGCTCGGAGAATAAAATGCCAAAGAAATCCATAGAGAAAAATAGAGTCGTTATCTCATCAGGTCAAGGTACTGATGGGTCTAGTAATGACATCACCATCATTAGTGGCTTAGATGTAAGCGTTACTGCTTCAGATGTGATCTCATCAAATGATTTAGGTGGGTATCTTGGCAATAATGTACAAATAAATCTTGATGACTTGACCTCTGATGCACGAGAGGGGCAACCCCCAAAGATTGGATATGAAGCGATCACATTTAGTAATGGTGAGACAACCACCACACATGAGGGTCGCCCCGATTGGGGACAAGCAAAAATTGTAGACACTCCACCTTGGACTGCGAAGCAACCAAGAAAAAAATGGACTGCTCAATATGAGATGCCACATTATGGTGTAGGCAAGAAAACAGACGAAGCAAACACCCCTAGTGACAACCTGTTCCCTAAGTATGTTAATGATAGCGGAGCATATGACACAATCAATCTAAACTACAGAGATAATAGTGATAATAGTTACTATGGACTAGCTCTTTATAATGATTTCCCCTTTCTTGTGGATGCTCCTCAGTTCACACAAAGCAACTACCCACACATTGCACAATCAGTTCCAAGATCTGCCTTCCAAACTAATCTCCAAGACAATTTAAGATTCCCATTTTTATATCAAAAACCGTTCATCGCAGAAGAGAACAACAGAGATTTTTTCAATACCTCTGACTATAAGTTAGGGTTTAATGCTGGTGAAGGAACTTCATCTTTAGGTGTTAAAAACGGTCAAGCCTCAATAAGTCTCTCTTCGCCTTTTAGCACTGAACTATTTGACCCTAGAAAATCTCATGAAGCATTAGATGCCACAGATGCAAATAGCCCACCCTTTGATGTAGGGTTAATTGTTTCTGGTCTTTTATTCCCTGCCGATAGAGGTGTTCTTGCACTCATCAGATTTCCTTCTGATGATAACAATGTGGCACAGGGGTTCAACAATCCTGCTACCACTGTGGACATCATTGAAAATAGAGTTTTAGCGGCCATAAATCTCGGTGTTGGTGCAGGAGTCAACGATGGTGCTTCGGGTGGAGTCATCTTCAATAACTCTGATAACAATACCTTCCCTTCAAGAGTTACAGGACAATACGATCTGTATGAGCTACACACAGGGAACTATGTACCGAACTCTACTAGAATTGGGGCTAATGGGGATTTAACTGCTGACCCAAGCATAGGGAAAGTAAGACTGCTTACTAATATAGATGCGTTTTACCCTTCAAGTGGGTCTTCTGTTAGACCTGGTGGTATTCCCGTTCTGTTTTCTCCTTATGAGAAACATAACACAAGTATATCTGCGGATACCATTTCATTTAACTCATTCTACTCCGAAAGTGACCCCATAAGTGATCTAAAAGCTTATGCTATAGATGACGCGGGTGTTTATTATGACTGCACAATCAACACCCAAGGGAGTCAAATAGAGGTTAATAACCCAGCAGGAATCACAGACCCTACAACATTTTATGCTCATGTCTTAAAGCAAAATCGTAGCTTCTTATCTTACAGACTCCCCGCCTTAAAAGATTACTCGTCAGAAGGAATCACTACTCCATTTGCTGAACGAGATCGCTTCTTCGTTAAAAACACACCTAATGAAGATGAGTTTAAAGCAGATTACAAATCTATCTTTGACACAGCAGGTGGATACATCACATTCGGTGAAGAAGATAACTATTCATATCAAGTTGCACGATACAGGCAAGTGGTAAGGTTAGTGCAAGATTATATTAAAACTCTTTCTCAAGGGGAATCCACCACAGACGATGAACCCGAATATAACTTTGGATCATTTGCTCTGATACACTTTAAAACTGAAAAAGCATTTGAATCTCTTGTTCGTGATGGTATCGCACCTAGTGATGATGAAGTGTACAGTAGAAACCTACTCGATTATTCCAACCTCAATAATAACTTAGGGTCTTCCTTAAGCACTGTTGGTGGTGATGGGTTAGAAGATGGAGTGGACTCTTTCACACCAAGTCCTTCAATGTCTATCTTTAGACCTAATGTTAACTTTGAAAAAAGACTTGATGGATACCCTCAAGACTTAGTGATCAAAACAAAAGCACAGGCATGGGGTTTATACCCCAGCGTTCAAGCAAATGAGTTGAGGGCAAACGATACTTACTTCATGTGGACATCGGGTGTTATTTATGTCAATCCAACCACTTGGAGAGCCTATAAAGGACACCCTAGTGATAAAGGTGGTGCGTCTGCTACTCATTCTACTGACACACAACACTCAAGACTACAGACTATCATTGAAATCACGCAGAAGTCTGTACAAGGAGATGACCACATTTCGGAGTTTGATCAAGTTAAACCAACAATCTCTAAACCATTCCACACAGTTAGACCCACAGCTCAAATACTAACAAGTGAGCTATCCGCTTCGGATAACCTTTTTGCGGGTAAATATGAAAGGTTATCTAATAACGCTCTAACTGAATATGAGACAATACCAAAACATCAACAAGTTTGGGTTACAACTAGTGGTCTCGGTGGAAACCTTGCAGGTAACATCACAGTCATACCTAAAGGTGATGCAGGTGAGGCTCTCGATGATCTTTCTTTATACAACCCTAAAGATGGTCTTTGTTCTTTCACAACCGTTGGATTAAGACCTTCGGTGATGATTAATAAACCTCACAGGCAGTTTAATAACTTAGGTGTTGAGTACATTAAAGATAACATCAACGATAACAGCAGTTCCACCATCAAGAAACTTCTCTATCACTCTGCAAGAAAGATCTCATTACTAGAACTATATGGTGAGAAGTTAAGCCCTAATGGAAAACTCATAAAAGATGAGTCCTCCATCTCAAGCATTAACAATATTTATACAGGGATTGACCTTACTAAAAATCGTGTCGGTGAAGACTATCGCTCAAATAATAACTTTGCCTATGGTTATATTTGGGCTGATTGGGAAAATACTAATGTAGGGACTCAAACTTATACCCCAAGGTCATCTGGACAAGCGTTCTCTATTTATAGGTATGATGTAGAAGGGTATAAAGTTTATCAAGAACTTGAGCTACTACCCATAGGTGGTGATGTTGTAAATGGTTACGCTTTAGAGTTATGCACAGGTTGGGATTGGGTAAAGAACAGTGATGATTCTGACGCAGGTGTTGGGTTATCTTTTAAGTATTCTCGATATGTACCTGTTTATCGCCCTGTAGAACCAAACCACACAAGAACAACACTTGAGACTCATGCCGATGCAAAGTTCCTCGTAATCAAAGGTGTTGACTACTATGTGGAAATGCACCCTTCAATCCCTTATAATTGGAATACAAACACGAACCCCGCAGTAGGCGGACACGACCCGACAAACTTCATAAACTACACAGAGCCTAAAAATTCTATTGGAGATTTAGGTGGGGACGCTACTTCTGATTTGAGTCTGATCTTTAGCCCAAGTCTGACAGATAAAACCACAGCCGCTACTGCATTAACTTCTTTGTACGACTTTATGGGTACTACAACAAATAATCATGGTGAATATGTAGGGCATGGGGTGTCTCCCATTGACGCGGCCTCAGCTAACGCTATTGTAAACCCTACAGTTGGGAACACATATCACTTAGCTAAACTATCTCTTAGTTCACTCGCAGTATTCTCCATTACAACAAACCCTCAACACCCTCACCCTACGACAAGCGTAAGGGTGGACACTGGTGGGTTTGTCGCAGGTACTAGAGAGTTTGGTGATGTTATTGTTGAAGCGATACCTACAGGGCGTAGACAACTTCCAGAGTATGGAAACTATACGATGGATATTAGAGGGTATATCACCGTTAGTGGTATGGGGAATACTAGTGTTTTCATTTCGGATCAACTACAAGCAGTATCTACTATCTCAAGACTCCCTCTTGTTTCTCTTTTCACACCTAGAAAAGACACCCAAGAACGCTTCTTAGACGAATCTTATCGCATAGAACATAGCCTCGCTCACCTTTTCTTCATACAGGGCAATGACCCTGATTTTAACTATCAATTTGGCAACCATCAAGACACTAGTGGTGTCACTCCAATCACAGGGAATACCGAGTTAAGAGATAACTTAATCGGCCCAGGCATCCCTAACTTCGGATCGGGTTATAATGGAGGCTATATTTCATTCCCTGTGAGAGATGAGTCAAATGTTTCTCCAGAAGGTTGGTTAGCTAACACAACTAACTTAAGATTGTATAGCTTTCATGGGTTCGCAGGATACTTACGAAACAGTTTACACATGAGAAGGATACAAATCACAAGCCCTCTTATTTTCTCTGACTGGTTAGAAGCACAAGTGAGTGGATTCCCTAACATGACGAGAAATCACTTGTCGGGAGCTAAATATGGAACGCCTCCAAGAGGTGTCTTAATTTACCCTTATCAAGACTTTGATGGTAACACGATAAGTGCTTTTGGATATAACCTCAGTAATAGTGGTCAAGCCACAGTCAATCCTCTTGTTGATTCGGAGTCGGGATTCTATCTACCTAACTCTAATGCAGGTCTTTCGGCTTATGACGATGTAGCTAACAACATCGCAGGGAACTATGGCAATAATGGAACATGGCTTGATGACGATGCAGGAGGTGTGGGAGTTTCTACTGACCCTATCCTAAGACACGCACAACCCACCTATTCTGGAGGTGGTTTTGTGGCATCTAATGATTCTCCCGATGTGGGCTACTTGAGAGCCTTCGATCTAAACTTTGGAAAGAGCGTAGAACGATCTCCCCACCTCCCTTATTGGGATACAGATTGGACAGAAACAACTGCAAGTGGAGAAGAAAAAGATCGACTCTCCACAAGTGCTACACCTAAAGGTTTGATAGAATCAAAGGAATGGGAGAGAGTTAAGGGTGATGAATTTGCACCCATTAAGTTAAGGCTAGTAGGTGTTGATTGGGATATGATCTCTTATGTCGATCCTCAGTTCCCAAATGCTAGAAGAGATGGCACAGTTTATACGATTGACAATAAACAACACCTCATGCGTAAGAGGGTCATGAGAGTCTTTGTAAAAGTACCAGGTCTAACCACATGGCTTGATGTTGGTGTAATGAACGGAGAAGTCGGTGAGTCTTATGTGCAGTATGCAGGAGACCCCACAGGCACATTCGGTGTGATGAGTGAAGGGGGTGCAACCTCTGACAAAACACACCCAAGTCTTGATGGTGCAGGGTGTTGTGTTTCATACAAAGAAACATTCCTTGTTGAAGAAGGATTAGTCGCTCTTGACCTTGAACTTGATGTTGGTTTTGTACCTGCTTTTATGAGCGTAGGTGATGATACAGTATCTACTGACACCATAGCTTCTTCGGATAACTTCTTAGGGCAAGAAAAAGTTATTTATGTGAATAACTCTGACAAATTCTTTAGTGCGAGTAAATCTGATGACCTCGCTTATGGTAAAGGTGGCACAGAAGCACCTATCCTTGTCAAAGTTATCTTAGGTAATCCCGATTTCCCTAAGTATGAAGTCCACCCTGAAAATGCATTTGCTCTTGTAAATCGAGATGACTTAGCAGACCAAACAACTTTAATCGCTAATGTGTACGGAGGTGTGGGTACTAACGCTATATACGATATATGGCCTTCACCTAATAAGTCTTATCGAGGTCATTCATTCCCACCCGATGATCGTGCTCCAACATGGTCGAGAAGAGGGCTGATGGGTATTGAAGTTCTTAGACCAGATGGATCAAACTTTGATCATGACCTTGTAGTTGACAGACCTGACTTTGCAGATTTGTCCTTGTTTGGATCGCTAAAAGCAACCAAATCAGGAACTAGTGAAGATGATAGATCACATTATATGGTTTATCGACAAGTTAGTCATTCGGCATCAGGGTATTTAAGAGGGGATACTGCATTAGAAGGTACGATAAAAACAAACAAACAAACATATACCTTTGATGATGACCTATTAGATGAGGGAGTCGATTATGAGGAGAAGTACTCTTTATCTAAAAAAGGGGAAGGGTGATTTAGATGCCAGCTATATTTGAAAGAATAAATGATAACCTCGTTGAAGTTATCCCGAAGTATTCGGACTCTATGCCTATGTCTGGGAAATATGTAATAGACTTCCCAGACCACTTTGACTTGAAACTCACTACAGCCAAACCTAGTCGGGCAGATGTGATCACTAAAGTAGACGAGCTAATGAAAGAGAAGTTCGTTTCATTCGATTATTTCAGCACAAACAACTTTATAGTGGATACAGAGTTCACGAACGCTTTTGAGGTTACCCCTAATTTGTCTGTCTCTTTTGTTGACAAGCAGTTTTTACCTGTACACCCTTCAAGCAACCCAGAATATACCTTCAAAAACTCCTTTAAAAGCGGAACACAACCTAACACGATTCAAGTAATGGGTAGATTCCCTCAACAAAACCATATCGAAGGTGCTTCTATCACATCAAACAAGGCACTTTCTGGAAACAGATGTATCATCACAAAAGATATTGATATCTCTGGGAATACAAATGACCAACTGGGCAGAAACGATTTCTTCGTGTACTTTCGCAGTGTCTTAAAATCTTACACTAAAGACTCATCTCTTTCTGATGTGGATCGTGGGGTTGTTTCTCCACAGACTTCTAATCAAGAAGGATTCATGAGTTACACTGAGACTCAATACGATTCCACAAATCGTCTTAGATGTTTTATATCTAGTGATGGGAGTACCTACTCGGAAATTGAAAACCTTAAAGTTTTCTCATTCCCACAAAAGGTAGACACTATCAAACTCGCCTTTGTGAACTACACAGACGCAGACCTCACATTACTCTCATACACTTTGATGTACTGAAACCATAAAGGATTATAGTCATGGCTGATGATTTTAAGACCACAGTTAGTAGAACGCTAGATACGACCAATCGCCAATACACAAATGTAGTATGGCAAGCAGGTAAACCTCCTCTCGATAGTGAGCTTAACCTAGTAGGTCAACTCGCCACAGATAATCTCTCAAAGACTATTTCGGCAACTGCTCATAGTGGTATCCTAATGAACCCTAGAACTGCCGACAGAGACTTTGAGTTTAATCCCCTATGGTCAAACATCTTAAAATCCAAGCCCCTAAAGGCTTTAGTCAATGGGTTGGTTTTAAACATTGAAGAGACTACCATTAACCTCTCTCCACCACCCACACAAGACAATCGAGTAGACTTTGTTTTCCTAGAGGTGTGGAAGACCATTATCTCTGCTAGCAATGCAATAGCTGATGCAGACCTTCTTAAGATCAAACCTACTACAACAACCGTTTATTCCAATGGCAATCTTGCGGGTAGTGGGCTAGAAGATGAGATGGTAGACACCAATGTTGGATTTGAAACCACAAAGCGTGTACAGGTTCAGTATCGCTTTAGAGTAGTTGATAACATTGACATTTACTCTCACATCGAAGGTATGTCCAGCAACCTCGTTAAAGCTAAAGGCCCTTTAGATGCTGTTAGCACTGTGAGCTTCAATAACCAACACGCAAATGGAGATGCTGGTCTTTGGGTCGCTCACATGACAAGTGATGGATGTCCTCTTGGTCAACCTTGTGACCCTAATGTGCCAAACACAGCACTGAGCGATTTCTTAGCAGAGAACATCGTTTATGGTATCCCTATCTGTGCAATCACTCGAAGAAATGACCACGCTTATGTTGCGTCTGTAAACGCAGGCAATGCTAATCAGAATGGAGCGATGGATCGTAAGCCTTCATCTACCATGAGTACAGACGCAATTACTCTCCTACAAGCAACATTGACTAATGCTTTAGATGCTTCAATCACAGGTAATGTAACGATCACTAATGGTGTTGGTTCGGGTCTTGATGATGCTGATCTTTATGGTTCTGAAAGATACTTGGTGCTTGGTGAAGGTCTTAACAGAGAAATCATTAGAGTAAGTGGATTTGCAAACCCAAATCTTACGATTGTGGCTAGAGGTGAAGGTGGAACACAAGCTAAGTACCACTCAGCAGGAACAAATGTTGTTCTCTTTAACAACCGACCTGATGGTAAATATGCTGATCAGATCCATGCCGAAGATCTATTCGATATGCGTCATGCTACCACTATCGGTGAGTGGGATTATCAGTCTCTACTTGAAAGCTCTCTCTCTGATCTCCTCTTCGGAAATCTAAAGACTGCCTACAAGCAGAACCAACAAAACAACACCACATCGGGAACGACCATAGAAGAAGTTTCTATGATCGACAACCAAACCCCACCACAAACATACAATATGGATTGGCCTAATGGGTTTAGAGACACATGGTCTGATGCTTCTGTACCCCAAATGGGATTGACTATGTATCTTAGTTTGCCGAGTGCAAGAGACTCTTTTGGGGTAACACAAACAAACCTCAATGTAGCCAACTCAACCTTTTGGTCTATCGGACCAAACTTATCTCCTAGTGCTTTCATTTATGATGGTCTTGTCATGAAGTCTGGCTCATGGATCAAAATAACACTTAATAGTGATCAGACAAACTTAGCTTATGGGGTCAATCAGATTGTTGGTGCAAATACCTCCGAAGAGAGAGGTGTTCGCTTTATCGCACCTAAAGAAGTCAGAGATGCTTCAATAAAACGATCACCATTCACCATCGAAGAGGTAGGTGATAATCATGGTCAGTTATACTACCCGACCCTTGCATCTAGCTTTGAAAGACCATTTATCGTACTAGGTAAATCTCAGTACGATGCTACATTCACCACATCTACTGCTGACAATGTGACAGATCAAAACTATCGTTATTTGTATCGACCAAATGCGATCAATCAGTCAAATGTTGTTGTTGATCAGCAGACTGGAGCTGGTAAAGCTACAGAACAAGTCGTTGCTGTCAGATTGGGTGCGAGTGGTGTTGATTTACCTCTCGCTGTGAGAAATATCGAATCCCTCGTGACAAACAATGGGTATGACACGAGTGGAGATCACTCTAGTTTATATGCTGTCATCTATGGTGACCCAGCCGCTCAACAGAACAATGGTGTATTCAAAGTAATAGACATATTAAACGATGACTTAGACACACCTAATGCTATTTACTATAAATCAACCGACACTACTGTTGGTTGGGCTCCAACATCCAAAGTAGGTTGGCTTATACTCAAGCCTATCGACAACATTAACAGAACCCCTGATCTAATTACCGAAAAAATATTGAAGATTGAGTTCAGAACGCAAGACCTCGCTAACAAAGACGATGAGGTGATGATCGCCATTACAGAATCTGTAGACCACGCCATTGCCAACTCTACTCTAGGTAAACTCTCTATCACAAGCGAGTTCCAACTTGGTGTCTCTGTCCTCTACCCCTCTGCAACAGGTGGCATTGCTAATGTAGCTGAGGACATTCATAAGATCGGTTTAGTACCAGATGTCTCCACAGGCGAGTTCCTTAACAACTCGAAGTCTGTTTTACATGGTGCAGATTTCTCTAACTTGCCCCTTATAGGGAATGAGATAGACCTACCAACGAAGAACCATGTCTCTCTTTGGAATAGGCTACCCTCATCAAACCTGCCAATCGGTATAGCACAGTCTACTCAGATGGGTGGTCGTATCATCAATGAAGAAGCTGATCGTGAGGCTGAAGCGTTTACAGATGAAAACAGTAAGACTGTCGTTCTTAGACCTTTCCAAAACAAGACTGTCATCATCAATAAAGCGATTACGAAGAACCTCGAAGCAAACAATGTTACTCTACCTCTAGTTCCAGAACATTGGAACAGCACAACTATTGATGTAGATCTTGAAACATCAGAAATGTTCCTTGCAACTAAGAATGCCGCTTTCGTATTGCCCGAAGCAATCATGCCTCGATTCGGTAGGCAAGACATCCCTCTACACAACTATACTGGGACAGAAGATCAGTTTAGAAACGGTCTGAACCATATCTTTATTGATAAGTCCTCTGCAAACTCTGATGGTGTATTTAACATCATTGGGGGGCTTGATAACGGAGGTAATCCAGGTGTTAGTAATGTCCTATTCGTCACAGACGACCCAAATACCTCGTGGGGTGAGCGAAAGACAATCACCACAATAGACAGCAAGATTGGTATTGGAGCTAGAAAAACCTCATTAACTGTTCCTACAAGCGACTTTGGATCTACCCTCAATGGTATCGAACTTCCTCCTTATTACGGCATTGTTCGTGTCTATGGTGTCTATGAGAGATCTCTATTCCACGATCATTTAAACCAACTAGGAGGTCACGCAATTGATCGTGTGACCGTTGCAGGTAATGTGTCAAGTGATGCCTGCCCTAATCTACTAAGAACCGACTCATCAGCGTTCACTATGTATATCAGACAAAACGGTGGTAAAGATCATGTCAATGGTGTGGATGGCTTGTCTAACACAGACTATTTACACGCACACACTTATATGCTCACCGAACACGCAATCGACATCACCCGACTAAATGGTGTGGGTGCTGGTTGGTCTGACGCATCTGTTTTCACAGACTTTAACTATGTTGTTGAAGCTGTGGTATTTATGTTTGCTGATGGGTTTATCTCACATAACCGTTATGTACTACCTAGAAAACATAACGGTTCTGGATCTGCTCTTGTGGCGACCACTACACAAAAGGCTGTTGTATCCACAGTCATTCCTTTTGCTCCTCCTCTTGGTTCACATATCACAGTCGCTTATAAGCGTACTCCATACCAAGGCGACCCTTTAGGTACTCTCGGACAAGCAGACCAAACAGTACCTCAAGGTCGAAAGAGTCTATCAGAACTCAGACTTGGGACTAAGGTACAGCCAGTAGACCTCTCAAACACCAATAAGCGTAATGTTGAAGTTCTCGCAAGTATGGATTTCTACACGACACTCGGAACAGGTAAGATTGGTGGGGTGGTTTACCCGACAACAATCACTGATGTCGGTCATACTCCATTCCCAATCAATCGAGATCCCACTGCGTTATTGGCTGACGGTCTTACCCACATCCCTTTAAAGACAGCTACCTTTAAAGGTGAGTCTGAACTAAAAGGAGGTTGGGCGAGCCTATTCCTATTTGAGAAGGCAAAAGATGTCGTTAATGGGGAAGTCACCTTAGCTCTCTATAAGAATGACACATCGGTTAGTACCTTTGCGATTGTTACTGCCACGATCCAAGAACAAGTTACATTGGCGATGTTATGGCTACAGGGATTAGGTTATAACTGCTTCCAAACTCGTGGAGAAATCAAACAAAGTGGTACGGATAACTCAAACTATTTTGGTCTACTCATCCAAGCACCTAACCCTACGGACACCTTTGAGTTAGAGGTTCAATGGAAAGATCTTAGAAACGGACAAGACATTCAAGTCTTTGGAAACCTAAGAGAATCGCCTTTGAGTTTTCAAATGTGGACATTAACAGGACCTCCTCTTGTAAACTATGAATCAACACTCAATTCTCGAAGCATGAGTCGTGTTCATTTCTCTAAGGTTAACACACCAAGAATAAACGCAGGTGATGGTAATACCCCTATCTCTCTAACAGGGATCACCTCAAGATTACCTATCGGATCTCTCGTTCGAGACTCGGACTTTGTATGCGAAGATATCCTAAGCAATAAGTCGAGCTATTTATTCTCCTCTGCGGGTTCGTTCTCCACTATTTCTAATCCTGTACCTGTAAGCCCCGATGGTATCCCTTACACAGCTACATTAGGAGTGAGTGGAGATACCTTACAGATGAATGATGGGAAGATATACAATGGAATAACACCTGCAACACAAACTAAATATACTATCGCAAGAGGGGGAGGATCTGTCTTTAGTGCAGGGGGAAATGTAGAGGGTGGACCTCTAAGTTTCCTAGCGACATCATTCAATGAATTTTTACAACCTGTTTTGAAAGGAAGTGCTTTGGTCGGTAGGGCGATGCTTGTGTCTAACAGTTATGAGGAAGATGATACATCAAGCCCTACAAGTTATGGAAGCGAACTGCAACTTGTAGTAGTAACCCATGCTGTGGATGGTGGTTCTCCCTCTATTACTCTAGGAGGAGACATTTCACCTTCGGGGTATGGAGAAGGTCTAGCGGCGGCTGATCGGTTTAGAGTCAAAGGTAAACCTTTAGTTAAGGTCTACAGTCAAGCCTCTAACCTAAGTGTTGTACCTGCTTCGTATAACTCTAGCAACTAAAGCCTGATGGCTAAGGACAAGCGTATACCAGGACATTGCACTTGTTGTGGATATAAACTCCCCGAAAGCAATAGAGGGTGGGGTTTGAACTGGCATGACGGTGCTGGTATGTGTGCTAAATGTCTTTATACTATTCGGAAGTCGATTGGATACTTTGATCGTCTTGAGAAGAAGAAGACTCGTCAAGATCAGTAGGAGTACCCTCTTCAGTCGCTTCTGAGTCTGCGAGTTTTTGTAAAGTCTGAGCGTTCTCTGCGATAACCTTAAGGTATGACTTAATCATCTTCTCCCTACGCTTTAAATCTTCAATACGCTGATTTGCCTTACGAGTCTTACGCCTCGATTTGATTTCTGCCTTCTTGTTCTTCTTTGGTTTCCCCATGATCTTTCATCTCCTTTAAGGTAGTGCGTAGATCATCTATACCATTTGTAAAAGTTAAATGTACCTATACATATATAAGATTAACCTTCGCACTTAGGAGTTAAATATGTTCAAGAACGCAAAACCATTTTTCTTTGAGAACTCAAAAGTACCAGTTTGGCTCTCAAAGTTAGCACCTATCGAGATCTCTGCTATAACACTTGGACCTCTAGTTTTCTCAAGGGGTGTTATCTCAGAGAAAACAAAACGACACGAAACAATCCACTATCAGCAGTATATTGAACTGTTGTTCGTGGGTTTCCTTGCCATCTATGTGTTTGATTTCTTATATGCCGCCATCATCAAGCGTAAAGGATTTACAAGAGACTCATATCTCGCTATACGATTTGAACAAGAAGCATGGCAATGCGATGACTACGAGAACTACTTAGAGACTCGCCAAAGATTCGCTTGGAGAGGATACCCTTTAGGGGGAGAGAGTGTTTAAATACTACATAGGGTGGAAATACCTAGAGCAAAGCTCAAATGGAGGGGTCGGAGCCTTTATTGTAGGATTCTTACTCATCTGTACCATCTTATACTTTGCATATAAGTCTACTCGCTAGTCTATCTAGTCCCATTAAACATACTGTTCTCCTTTACTTATATATCATATAAGGGGTTACACACTCATGGAGGAAAGTATGAGCTATAGAACTAAAAATAAACGGGGTAAAACTTGCTTTACAGACAGTGCTAAAAATGACTTTAAAATTGCCCCCCTTGATTGCAAGGATGGTGTTCTCATGGATATGCTAGGGGAGATGACTTTCGGGTGTGGCAAGACTAGATGGGACAGTCCTATCTTATTCACCCACCTCGATTCTCGTAAGATCGTGGTCGCTATTCAATGCCCAACAGATGCTTGCGGTTGGAATAGGTGTCCTTACATAACCCCAAACCCTGGAGAGACCTTTGCTTTTGTCCACGAACAAGGGTATGATATCCGTATCATGGGCGAAGTAACTGGGTTTAAAACTATTATATACGAAACATCTATCAAGAGACAACCCGATGGGAAGCATTGGTTCGACCTACCTCACAATATCAGAAGAACTTGGGCTTGTAGTTTGTAGTTTCTTTATATCTTCTGATGCTAAGATCGTCATTTAAACCTTTAGTCGGTAGGGTACTATAAAATGAAAGGGGTCATTAAAATGAGCGAAGAAGTTAAAGTACAGGATCTAGTTGACGCTATTCTTAATCCTGTACGGGAACAAAAACCTTTAGTAGAACAAGAGAACCTTGTTTGGGAAGAATTTAATTTTAAAGGTGAAGTTAAAGATTTCTCTCTTAAGCAAGAGGTTCTGCCCGAAGGATCAGCGATTGTAGAAGAGAGAATTACAGAGGTGTCTGTAGTTGACCTCAAGGGTAAAACCTTCAAGTTTCCTGGACACTTTAGGATGGAACGGTTCGGGGATAAGGTTAAGTTTGTCGCTGTGATGTAATAGTCTGTTTATGAACTAACCTCTATTAACAACAATAGAGAGGCTAGGCATCATGTATAGATCATCAGCGTATTTAAATGAGATAACAAGCAAACTGGACTCAAAAATTAAGTCGAACGCTTCTTCAATCAAAGCTGTTGTTAATGGCTTTGAAGAGAAGGTGCTTAAAGAGCCTATCGAGTTTAAGGTAGGGGATTACATTATTACTGTTAAAGCAACAGGAGAGAGATCGAATCCAGACCTTCACCTCACTTGCTCCTGTAACTATTGGCAGTATCAAGGGCCTGAGTATCATGCAGTCCAAAACGATTACTTGTTTGGTAAAGTGAGAGGTACAGCAGAACAACCAACCAAAAAAGACCCTAAAGGTACTCACAAAGTGTGTAAACACGCCTATGCGGTCTTGAGGGATTTCTTTGGAGCTTGACCTTATGCAATACCCATATAAATGTTCAAAATGCGAGCATGAATATATCTGTTCTATACCTATGGACGATTACAAAATACCCCAACCCTGCCCTGAGTGTGGGGTTAAGAATGAAAAGTTGTTCAGACCCACTCGAAACTTCATTCTTAAAGGTGATGGTTGGGCGGGTAAAAATAGTCGCATAAACCAACAGATGAGAGCTAAAAATAAGAAGCTAGACGCTAGAACAAATGAAATGAAGCGTGATGCTCCTAATGTCACTCTCGCCCCTAATGTTGATGGGGAGCGTGTAGACTCTTGGTCAGACGCTCAAAAACTCGCCAAATCAAAAGGCAAGAGTACAGAATCTTATGAACCAATGATAGCAAAAGAGAAAGAGAGTAAGAAATGAGTAGAGGTCGCTTAATACCAAGCCTTATCTACAGATCAAAAGGTCTAGTAGATATGGTAGTACACAACGCAAACCTAAGAGGTATGGATCAAATCACTATTTATGGTGCATCTAACCTCAATGATGCACATAACAACCCTGTGGAGATGTTTTCTGTGCCTTATGATAGAACTTTTAGAAGTCAGTTTATCACTCAGGCAAAGTTAGGTGTTGAAGAATCACAAAGAGATCAAACTCGATTTGTATTTAACCCTAGTGAATATGCTACTACATTCAAGGCAAATACCCCTCGTATTCCAAATGATGACCAAATGCTCTATCTTAGAGTCAGAGGTCGGCTCCGAGCCACCCAAGAGAACTCAGACTTTGGACCAGTTGTGGGGGTTGTACCTTACGATTTCTTCTCACTAACTGCTCCTATCTTCACGACTATTGGTAATGCACCAAACCTAGATGCAGGCAATGGTATTCCCGATACTCTTAGTACAGGGGCAATGAACTTCCACCTCCCTAGTTTCAGTCAGACTTTGAACATTCAAAATCTTGATTCTCCTCAAGGAGGGTCTAATATGTTCATCTCTTTTAATCCAGGAATGTCTCCCTCTATCCTAAGACCAGGAGAAGCATTGACTTTAACATCGGGTGCTGTCGGGGAGTTCTTTTTAGCAGGGCAAACAGGAGATCCTTTGTTCACTATCCGATGTTCTGTAGTTAATAGAGGTTAAATGACATCTTCCTTAATAGTCTATTTATAATTTATATGTATATAGGTGAACCCCTAACTATTAAGGAGAAAGACAATGCCTTTCATTCTCGCAAGACGATCCGAGATCCAAAATGGGTCTATTCAGATCACAGACCTCTTCCCTAATGTTTCGCAAAGAAACCTCGTAAATGACCCCGCAGGTCAAGGCCCCTTCTATGTTCGTATCTCAAATATGGGTGCAACAGGTAGGACTCGACCTTTCATCAAGACTAATGTTGATGGTTCTCTTGAGTTCCTACAACAATGTAATGGTCTTGTTGCTTACCTCATCGCTAATGTTGAAGCAGATGTCGGTGGTGATGATGACGCACTCACTGTACCCGAAGCAGAAGAGATTGCAAATGGACTCCTCGCTAGAGTTCGTGCAGGTCAAACCCTAACACTCGCAAACATCAATGCAGTCTGTAATGGTGTTAGTAATGCTTCGGGCTTAGACCAAGGTGACTCTACAGGGTCTGTTTCATCAATCCTTTCTATCCTTGCGGGAGAAGAGTACACAGTAAATGCAGGTGTTCCTATCCAAGACGCAGGTGGAGACTTTACAAACGGTATCGACCCTGGAACTCTTGGTTCGACCATGAGAAATCTCGTACCTAACGACAGCTCTTGGAAGATTTCTTTCGCTGAAGGAACTCTTGGTGGGCTTGTAGGTGCTCAAGATCCAAAGAAAACCTTTGGTGGAGTTAACTCTGCTACCCCACTTCTTACTGTCTACAATGATGACGGTACAATCTACGCAGGATAATAGGAGATAAACTATGCCATTTCTAACTACTATTAGATACTCTGAGTTTGGCCTCGATTCAAAAGGCAACTCAAGATTACAGATTACTGACCTCTTCCCTAACAAGAGTCAGTCAAACGCTGTCATCACCCCTCGTTTTCAAGGTCCTTACAACTTCAGACCTGTTGACGCACAGTCAGCAGGTGCTTTAGTTGATCTGCCTGTTCTCGATGTTGCTCTCGACATCACAACCGAAGTTAGTGGGCTTGCCGCTTACTTCCTCGCTGTTGTTGAGGATGATGCAGGCACGACTCACATCTCGCCTGCTCAAGCAAGAGACATTGGTTCAGATATGATTGCTAATATGCAATTTGGTAGTCCTCTTACCCTCTCTGACATTAACACTAGTATTGTAGGTATTGTCGGTCCTGGCAGTGAGTTGACTAACGCAGGTGGTTCAGAGTCAACAGGTTCTGTTTTAGAAGTTCTTGAGATCCTTTGTGGAGCTAAGACTTTTACTCTTCCTGTAGGACACTCTGTTGGTGATAATGGAAACCAAAACGCTTTCACACCATTTGTAAACGCAGACACTCAAGCGGCTGCTTTCACTGCGGTAACAGGATACACAAGTATCCCTTCTACACATGACAGTTTTTATATGTCTGCTCGCAGTGGTCAGATCAAAACTGCACAACTAAACTTAAACTCAAACAACCACCCTGTCCTCGTTGCTTATGACGATGATGGTTCTGTCGTTAAATAAGGAGAATAAACATGGCTAGTCCAGTAATTTGTATTCGTGACGCATCTATTACAAATGGATCTCTTATGGTCAAAGATATGTGGCCGAATCGCTCACAGGCGAACCCTGTTGTAGACCCTGCACCACAAGGTCCTCGCTATCTTCGTGTTGTTCAGAATGTGCTTCCAGCAGTAGCCGCTAATACCGTATCTGTTGAAGTAAGTGGTTTAGCCGCTTACCTTTTAGTCACTGTTGATACAGGAGCCAATGGTATTAACCCTACACCTGCACAAGCTAAATCAATGGCTGACGCTCTTATCGTTATTATGAGGGCGGGTGGTGAACTTAGTCTTCTCAACATAAATGGAGCTTTAGCTGGTGTTGTTGCAGGTACAGGTACTTTTGGTACAGGGTTATCTACTGCAACTGTAAATAACATCCTTCAGATTCTTGGAGGTGCTCCATTTACTGTTCCTGCGGCAACTCTTGTACTTAATACCTATCAGACGGAAGCGGCTCAAGCGAACCTCTTTACCTCTCACCATAATCCTATTGTTGAAGAAGATTCTAGTTTTTGGATTTCTTTAGCACAGGGAGACCTTCTTGGACTTAAAAGTTCTCGTACCGTTAATGGTGTGGTTCTAGACCCTTATGTGGTAGTATATGATGGAACTGGCGTTGCTCAGTAATCATATTTATACACATAAGGAGTAAGACAAGGTGAAGATTGCCCTATCAGATAAGAAAGTCTTAGGTGCTTTTTTAAAGCGAAACTCATTTGAAGGTCGTGTTTTAAAAACAGATGGTAATGAGTTAAGAGGAACATGGGGCAACTTACCCCTTATTGCTAAATGGGATAAGAAAGATAAACTCATTCAAATCCAATCTAGTGATAAGGGTGTACGCAAGGCACTGTCGGCTTTAGAGACTCTTTTAGAGTAGTCTTTGGTATTATAGGATTGCATTAACACCCTTGAAACCAAAGGCGTATACTATGGATACCGAGATTAAACCAGAGCCTCTTTACAAGACCTCTGATCTATACTTTGCGGCTTATTTAAAGACCACAGGTATGGAACTATTAAAGACAGAACTAGATGGTCGTAAAGTAATCTTCGTATTTGAAAAGCACCATAGTTTCAAAGACCTTAAAAGAGAATACTTTAACCGTACCTCAAGAGTACCTGCTCTTACCTTTGTTGATGAGATCAGATCCATGAAGTCTTTAACCTACATGGCTAAAGAAGATTTATAGTTTCTTTATAATTGCTCCTTTGTGTCCACAACACAAAGGAGATTGCTTTGAAAAGATTAGCCTCAGAAATCATAAGTGAGTTAGAAACTCGTATTGCTCGCCTTGAAAAACAAGCTACTTCAAGTCGCAGAGCCTCAAGTCGCAGAGCCTCAAGTCGATACGCAGACCCATTTTTGGCTGAACTACAATCTGACATTGATGACGGTATGCACATGGCAAATGAGTTTCAAGCAGGGAGAAATCCTGATGGTCAAGGGTGGTCGAATGAAACTCAAAAAGATTACAACAGCCCACCTGCTCCTAAGAACCAAGCAGATTGCTACACCGAAGACAACCTTGAAGGTCTCGGTAAGCCTGGTGATGGGGTGACTTGTTACCGACTCCACCATGAATATGGAAAAGCAAACTCTGGAAAACCAGGATCATCAGCAAGACAAAAGTACAATAAAAAGTATCGTGAGAACTTCATGGACTCACCAAGTATCCAAAGAAAAACCTGTCCAAAACCTGGTGGTGGGAGTGGTCCTTGCAACAGAGGATAATCAGCGATTGGTGTGAGTGAAGATTTCTACATCTACCTCACCATTCCCATGAGATGCCTTACGGATAGAGTATTGAGCAAGTCGGATACTGTTCCACTTATACAATACCTCTTCTGTGGGCATCTTCATTTGATAACCACGCTCAAAGTTAAAGGTACTGACCTTCACTAAGCGATGTCTCTTGTCATAAGTACATTTATAGACTTGAGCGATGGGTACAATATGCTTAATCTCAGTCTTGATATATTTGATTTCCTTTACTGGCCAACCACAACCTTTGGACTCTGGAACATTCAAAAAAACGAACCGAGATGAGGGTGTTGTTTTAGAGGTAAATAAAAACAACATCGTCATAAGGGAAATCATCATTATAGCAAAGACTGCGTTTTGGTTTTTCATGGACTCACCTTGTAAGTATAAAAAGAAGGTGTCCGACAACCCTCTTCATAAGAAACCTGTCCTTGACCCTCATAATCATAAGAAACAGTAGGCGTAAGCCAGACAAAGTGAGTCAGAGCAACATCTATAAAACCACTCGTTTGTTTGACGAGTTTAAAGAAAACTATCTTCATTGAGGAGTGAGTCTCCCAAGCCTCTATGTCGATTGCTGATGACTCAGGTATCTGAACAAGGTCATAACTTGCCCTCTTTGGTATGTTAGTCAATCGATAAAGCCTGCCTTTGGGGATGAGCGTGTGGGGTAGAAAAGTAAACCCCTCAAAGTCAACAGAATAAAGCCAGTAAGTGTCCATGACCGAACAGAACTCTGCATTTGATGCACCTCTTAAATCAGAGAGCATGGATCGGTAGAGACTCTTGTACTCATCTGTCCTCGAAAACACTTTCCTCTTCAATGGGGTATTGTAAACCCTCCTAATGTCGGGTCGGTAGTCAAAAAGATTCTTCCCCACAAGACCTTGAAGGACAAGTGAAAGACAAAGGCTGTCACCGAACTCACAGCTCGGTGCATATTTGAAATAAGAAGATTGACAGGTGGATGTGGTCTTCAACACTTCTGCATCACCCACACACTCCAATGCGTGAGCTGAAACAGTCGTTAAAAGCAAGAGAATAGAAAATAAGTAGTGAACCATAAGTAGCTCCATAAAAGGTTAAACTATATACATTATATGACTTCTACACCAAACACTCTACCCTCAGATGGGATCTTTAATAGTTTATTTATAAAAGATTAACTGTAACCCTTTAAATATATCCTTGTAGATAACTCTTGAAAGGAGAAACAAGATGGCACGACAAGACTATGTAAACATCACTCGCCACGAACTAGAAGAGTGGCTTGACTCAAACTTTGGCTCATGGAGTCGAGTTGTAGGCAAAGCTGGTGTATACCTTATCGAACTTTCGGATCGTGTGGCTGTGAAGCTCTCATCGACCCAAAAAGATAGTGGAGGAGCAGTCTCTAAAGGTAATGCTTCTATGAATCTTAGCCTTGTGAGTCGAGTTGATGGTAAACTTCTTAATCGTAAGGCGAGAGATCGAAGATACTTCCAACGCACAACCAACTGGAAAAAGACTTGGAAGAAAGGTGTTGATCACTGGATCAGCATCTATGAGGACAAGGACGAGTTTTATGAGAAGATCGCTGACAGACAAGGATACAAGACCAAATGGCTCGGTATGATCGACTCCCTACCTAACGGAGGGTCTGATAGAGAGATCATCAAGAGCCGAGACACCCTTGAGGGTGGGGGCGTTCTATGGGCTAACCAAGAGCGTTATATCCTAGACTCTGTGAGATCTAGTCGCACCCAATCCACCACTCCATCAAACACTCTCGATGTATCTAAGTTGCGTGATCTTTATCGCAAAGCTCGATCCGAAGGCTATCGTGACGACATGGACATCATCAAAGACTTAGGTCTAAAAGCTCGTGATGGTATCGCACCCTCTCGACAAGAACAATCAACCTACAAAGCACTGCGTTTGCAATACCGAATCTAAAATATCTCAATAGGTCGTTTATAATCAACAATTGAGGTGGCAATCTAACTGAGGAGATCCCTATGAACATTAATCGTAAAATCATCAAACAAATCACCAGTGCTGTAGAAACCTTCTACGACCATTCTTACAAGCGAAGTTCTTTCAAGCAACTTGAAGTTCTTGGACGAGAACGCTTCGAGGATATGGATGTGGAGGGTGAAGCCTTCGCACCAAAGCCATTTGAGGACTTAATTGACCCTCAAATTGTCGCTGTCTCCAAAAGACAAGAATATGTCGTGGTCTTTGGTGTAGGTGCTACATACCAAGTCGAAGCTCCCGATATGTACGAGAGTCAAGGAGGTAGTTACACCAATAATGCTTTTGCACTTGTTGATATGTCAGGTAAAAGACCTCAAGTTGAAAAGTTCATCGTAGGTCGTGAAAACGACTCAAAGAAGGATCTCTTGAAGAAGCACCTTGAGGCTGGTGGATTTGAACACCTCAATGATCGTGCTCTAAAGAAAGACCTCAGAGATGAAGATCTTCAGATGTCTTACCTTGAGAGCAGAGACTATGGCAAAACCGAGTGGGAAGATCCAGAAGAGTATCGAAAGATGCGTGAGATGGACGATGAGCTAGTCTAAATCTTCATCCACTGTAGCAAAGCTATCCCAAAAAAGATCTTTGTCCACAGTACCTAAGATTTCTTGACCGTCAAGAGTCCTCAAGACCCATTGGTCAACTAACACTGACCACTCACCTTGTGGATCAAGTACAGTAATGCAGGTGTCGTTGACCTTAGCTTCAATGCCGATGAATCCGATTACTTCATCTGCGTTATCGCCTATGTATTGAACAGCTTCAAACTCTTCAACCTGCTTCGTTATCTTCATCTTCTTCCTCCCTTGTCTTATGCGAAAACCCTAGCTTAATACCAGCCGACCTCTTTGATTGCATATAAGGGGCAAACTGATCGGATAATAAGTTATATAGCGATTCGGCAAGCCAGTTGGGGTTTTCTTTATCTTCATAGACATATGTCTCAACCGCACCCTCAATGACTTCACTACCCGTACAAACAAGCCAGCCATTCCTCACTCGTCTAATTAGTATATCACCGTATTCATATTCGGGTTTCATTTATAGACCTTTTATATGCAAGGGTAGTTAAAGTATAAGGAGACAAAAATGAAAATATCACTAACTGCCATCTCACTAATTTTAATCTCATGTGGGTCAACCTCACTACCTAAAAACAAAGAAGAACCACATCAAGAAATCCAAATCGACCCTAATCCACTTTGCCACCTTGAACAAGGAAAATATCAAGATGAACTTTTAGAATCCATTTTGAGTCGTGATGTGCTTGATCTATTTGAAGAGCCTATCAAGACACCATGCAGATACTTAGAACCAGGAGACCCAAGAGAGATACCTCCAGAAAGTAGGACTGCTGTTTGCTCTGTTAGTCAAGAGCAGTTTAAGTGTCAATGCTTTTTACAAGACACACAACCTTAATCACTACATGAGGTGTTCAAAAGAGTACTTTGTCTCCAATCATCTCGGTGAATGACCCTCGTCAAAATCAATCTCATGTTCATGCTCTAAGGTGTGAGAGGGTTCGGGGATTGTAAAGTCGTGTAACTTATCCCCCCATGAAGACAGCCCAATGAGATGAAGGATCTCCATGATTGGATGTGCGACAAGATTATGGATTGACCACTTAAAGTAGCCTAATCGGTCAAAGATATTTCTCTTCATTTTTTTTCGCCCTTTGGTTTGTAAAGGTAGATTGTGAGGATTATCAAAACAGAAAGGTAGACTGCAAACTCTACATCATCTATCGGGAGGGGGAACAAAGTCATTTTGATTAATGTGTATTACAAGTCATTGCTTGTACAAACTCAGTCTTAGACTCATAAGGAGCAATAGAGATATGACGAACATTCACCCCGCCAAGTGGTCTCCAGTTATTAATCATCACCATGTGATTATTCACTAACTCTTCGAGTTCTTCAACGCTATCCGCTGTTAAGATTTTATACTTCATTTGTTTAACTCCTTTTTAAGGTGTGTTTTGTGTAAGTGGACTCGGAGGGACTTGAACCCTCGACCGACCTTACCCACTAAATATGTCAGTTTTTAATATTTTGGCTGGTATGTGGGTCGCCCCCATCTCTAGTGCCTTCGCTACTCTATGGTATCCATCAAGCAAGACAAGAGATTTATGGAGCAAGATAAACTTTGTAGTGTCTGCTTGGTCTTTTCTATTGGTTTCAATCAAGACCTTGTTACTACGGCAAATAGTGCTAATTTCAACACTAATGATAGGCTCATCTTTTAGTCGCCATAAAACATCTTGGATGGTGACTTTCGAGCCGCCAGTGTCGATCCAATGTGTGTTTTCCCAGCATTTTGCCAACTCCTTTTTAAGACGAGAGATTTTACGATCTAATGTTGGTTCTCTCCTCCACCAATAACTAGCGTCAAAACCGTCTTCTCGATTCTCTCTCATCCAATGTGCTCTACAATTCTCAAGATTGTCGTAGGGGTTTTCCCCCGCAACACAGTGACAGTCATACCAATAGTCACTCTCTGAAGGGTCTACTGTGGCTAAGTATTTGTCGCAACTCCTACAGGTCTTCACGAGGGCTTCCGTCATCGGCCTCAGAGTTTCAGGAAACTTCTTACGAATCTTCCCCCTTACAAAGTCGTAGGAGTCAATTTGCAAGTTGACACAATCTCGATCAGATTGATCATATTCGGTGGTCTTCTGTCTCATCTTATAGGTATCTGAGGTGTCCTCCACAAGACCTGTCTCTTTCTGTATAGACAGGATCTTAGAATCCAAATTGGAGATCATCGTCTGAATGAACGAGTCATTTTTATTGGGTAATAAAGTATTTCTTACCTTGCAGAGCATTTTAAGTTCTTTTTCCATTATGTTCCTCGATCAAAGAATCTAAAGTTATGGGCCGTCTGGGACTCGAACCCAGAACCTGCGGATTAAAAGTCCGATGCTCTACCAATTGAGCTAACAGCCCTCATGTAATACCTTATATGATTGGAGTCATCTTCTATCCCTCTTTAGAGCTTCTTTTCAAGTCTTTTGACTTTATAAAGAAGCTTATCAACGCAGACTTCATTTTTTCTACTAGAAGAACACCTTGCTCCTACCCAACGATCTTTTTTACATCTCACACAATAAATACTCTTGTTATCATACATAATCTGATCCCCTTAAAGGTAATGTGATGAGATTATTATATGATATAGTCGATAAACTTAACTTGTATGATCCATACGGGATTTGAACCCGTGTTACCAGAGTGAAAGTCTGGCGTCCTAACCGACTAGACGAATGGACCTCATTTGGGTGGTGGGGGTAAACCTTTTATATGAGCTAGAGGCTACCTTGCAAGCTCTTTTTTTAGTCTGGGAGGGTGAAGTATCGAGGATCAGGTTCACCGACAAGGAACGCTACGATATCCTTGTCTGCACCCTTACTAAGTAGCTTGCTAGGGTTGTCCTCATCGAGAATACAGTCGAACTCGAAGAAGCCTCTCAGCGTGTCCAAGAGATTGTACTCTTGGAGGAGGTGATGAGCCATCTCGTTGAACTGCTGATCAAGACTCTCATGGGGCCAAACCATCGTTCCATCAAGATAGTTTCTCCCACAACCCATCATCGCAAACTGACGAGCAAGGTAGGGGAGGTTCGGGTTCTCAAGGTGAGACTTGATCTCACGCTCAAAGCTCCGAACCCACTCAAAGTGGTTATATGTTAAGTCGTATGCCATCTTGTTTCTCCTTTCTAAGGGGTTACACTCGGAAGTCGTCCATCTCAACAATGAGGCGAGCTTCAAACATATCGTGGCATTTGAGGATGTTGAGGATAGTTTCGATCTTAGGGATTGGACGAACCCCGTTTGCAAGGATTGTGGTATGCTCATCTCGGTATGACTTGATGCGAGCGATACGAGATGCGTTAGTCTCAGCGGCCTTGCCTACAGGCTTAGACCAAACGATTGGGCTGATGTGATCTGACATAGTTGGTTCTCCTTTAAGAGTTGCTTATACTACTCAATAGATAAGGGGTTACGACTCAGGCCGTAGCTTCTTCAAACTCTCTATATGACGAGATTCCATAAGGGAGTCGTAGTTTGTCTCTGTGTCGAACTTTTCTCGGTTCTCTAGCCAACCCCTTGCGATCTGGTCTAAAAGGCTAGGAGGGAGGCTTACAGTGACCCCATTACCGATGATCTGAACGAACCCTCCATGTTTATCTATTTGGAGGTAGGCATTCTCACCCTCAAACATCTCTTGGTAGATATGAAACTCATCACCATGTGTGATTGTAGACTTTGTACTCATGTGAAGTTCCTTTTAATAGTTTATTTATCTCTTCTCATAAGTGATCTCTTTAACCTTAACTACAATGGAGAAACCATTATGAGAAGATCAGCTTCAGAAATCATTAATGAGCTTGAGATGAGGGTTGCTCGTCTTGAGAAGTCAGCAGGACAAAGGATTAACTATCTTGATAATGTTATGGAAGGACTCGAAAGGTATAATAAAATAGAAATTCTTTCTGATTATAATACAAGAGATTTAGGCACTAAAGTCCATGCTCCACATCCGAATGATGTAAGAAGAGCGATTTCAAGAAATAAAAAAATCATGGTTCACGCTGTGGACGGTAGGACAAGGTTTACATTAAACTGGCGTCATTTATAATGGACAGGGCAGGATTTGAACCTGCGTACTCCTAAGAGGTCAGATTTACAGTCTGATGTCTTAGGAGTACCTGTCCAAAGGGCTAGATTTCCTATCCCTATAGTAAGTTATGCCCCACGAAAACCACAGGGCAATTTTCGGTCTGCTATGGTAAGCTCGCCCCCCTTAAACGAGTAAGGGTTGAATGAGTCTTAGGGTAGGGTAGGCTTAGACCCTCCAAGTGCATACTGCGATCAGCGTAGAGCCACAACACTGGCGTTATACCTAGTAATTTTAACGCCCTCTCTTTCAAGAGGGTGTTAGGAAGTATCAAAATTTGATTATCCCCGCTACGAAGAACATTCGTCATTTACGCCCCTCTAGTTTGCAGATTTCGACCGAGTAGTAAAAGAGGAACTTCTGTAAGACTAATGCCAGCCAAACTTTTACAGCAGACAAATGATCTTCGCCAATACAAAGTGTACCCGCTAGGACTCACACCTAGTTCTCTTGCCTACTATGACAAGGCTTTATTCGTTAAGCTACATGGTACATAAGCGACCCTTACTAGAAATCTAGCGATAACCATACTGTGTCCATCAACCACGAAGAACACAATACAGGGTCTAGTTATCTCCCCAACCAAGAGGTTATAGGCTCACCTATTCTTTATAACAAGATAAAGAATAGGTGAACGAGAGGAATGAGCAGACTTCCTCAATGCCTTGTCCGCATCAGCGTAATGCCCTACTCCACCATTGTACATTTATGGGTTGCACCCCTCTTGGTTAGGTTATGTTGCGAACTCATAGTTCCCCAAGAGCTATTATCCTCTTTAACGGTGGCAATAAGAGGCGTAAACAACCCCCAGACAAGACCAAAGCAAACGCTTATCTGTTTCTCCATTCTCCCTATGCGTCTGTTTGAAGAGTTCCTATAAAAGAACAGAAAATGGTCGCTCAATCTGGAATCGAACCAGAATCCCACCTCGAAGAGACAAAACCCCTATAAAGAGAATCACTAGAGGAGAATACCAATTAAGCGAGCACACCAAGTAGGATTTGAACCTACGACCTGCGGCTTAGAAGGCCGATGCTCTTCCACTGAGCTATTGGTGCTAAAAGCTCCGTTTTGCCCTACTTTACGGAACAACAAAGTGGAGACACCTATGAGAAAGGTGAAGGGCGAGTTATTATACAACGAATCTCCTCAAAATCTAAACTATTTAGACTTTGGTGCGTTACCTCGACCACCGCCACTAGGGCGACCAGTCGAAGATGGATAGTTAGGGTTTCCCATGACTATACTCCTATTTCAATGTTGTACTCTTAAGTGTGGTGGAGAAGTTCCTTAGCTTCTTAGGTCTAAGAGTTTGACCTACCTTGTTCTTTCTCAGTTCCTCACGATCAAGGGCTTTTGTGAGTTTACCGTCCTTGTGTTAGACCCCCCTCTACCCATTCTTTCTTTCATCCAAGGCAAAATAAAAGAAAGTAGAGGGGGGTAATACACTAGGTAGGGATCGAACCTACGACCTACACTTTAGGAAAGTGTTGCTCTTCCACTGAGCTACTAATGTAAAGTTAAGTTCATATCGAGATTTCAAAGATCTTTGAAGCGTTCAACAACACTCACAAAGGTATTATACAAAAAAGACCCTCAAAGGAACAACAAAAATGGAAGAACTTATATATCTTGAACCACGATCAACATTCGACACGATGATTCTCGGAGTGGCAGAAGGAACTCCCAAACTCGTTTATGACCTAGACGCTATGATTTCTCACTGGGTTAAAGAGTTTCAAGACAAAGAAACCTCAGAAGAGGAAGCTCACACAATGGCTATTGAATGGTTTGAGTTTAATGTACTCGGTGCATATTGGGGTGAGCATACACCTGTTTATGTCTCTAAGTCAGCCCTCGACCACATTGAAGACTGCCTCTAAGCTCTCTAAGAACGAGCCTACATCAAGCCCATCGTAGTCAACTAAGTTCATAGAGATGTTATTTGTGAGCTTGGTCTGGCTTTGAGTCATACTACTCCTAAGTATCGGTGTCTTTCGGTCAGTAGAACCAAAGATCTGGAGAAAGACACCTTCAAACTTTTTGTGTTCTCGATTCGCAAAACTAAAGTCGATGTACCCTATATGGTTCTCAAATGTAGGGTCGATCTTCACTCTGCTCTTGACTACTAAAAGACTCGGCTTTCCCATTAGATCACTCCAAACTCAAAGGTACATTCCTCTGGTAGCTTATCTTCACGCCAACGCTCAAGCACAGGGTGTCGCAACGCTCCTGTAGGGTATTGACCGTAAGCCTTGATCTCAGCTACTTGACCTACATATTGCTCCATGTCTTCACGAGGTCCTGTCTCTCCAAGAGATCCAACGATACGGAGCTTTCCTTTTGAGTCATAGAAACCATAGTTTAATCCCACATATCCCTTGACCCAAGGATCAGTGTGAAGCCCCTCTGGGTAGAGTTTTCCATCTTGACGATAGACCTCTCCTGGTCGTACTCGCCACTCACTAGGCTTTGCATTTGCGTCAACGATCACCACATCGTGGGTGTCAGTGAACTTATGCTTCACCCATGCACTACGACTATTAGCCTTGTATGGTTCAGACACCTTCTTGAGCATGATACCCTCATGCCCCCGATCAGAAGCGATCTCCATGAGGTTTTCAGTTGTCCACTCGTTCATGTAGTAGAGCTGACTCAAACTGATATGCTCCATGTTATTGCACTGGATTACAGACTCAAGGATAGCCCTACGCTTATCCCAAGATAGATCACCGACATACTGACCCTCATGGTAGAGGATGTCGAAAGCCACGAACCCAAGCGATGTGGGGTCTTCTGCTCTGAGATTAGAGACTCGATCAGAACCTTCTGCTCCTTGCTTCGGCAAAATCTCCCCATCGAGTAAAGTGCCTACTGGACACTCGTTTTGGATATGATCCATACGAGCGATGTCCTTGCCTATACGACTCCAAGCACAGGTTTGACCAACGAGCATACGGTGTCCGTCTAGCTTCATCTCGCCCACCCATTGACTTGACCCTGCGATCTTCTCAAGGACATTCTTGCCCTTGTGAGAGCCTTTGGCGAGTTGAGGTCGGAGGAAGTCATAAGTTCCACATGATGATGTCTTTTCGATTTTCTTTGGCATTGTTTTCTCCTTTCAAGAGACTAAGCGTCATAACACCAATCACCGATGGTGATCAGTTGGATTATCCCATTACAATAAGAGGGGGTGAGGTTAAATGGGGTGTCGCTCTCTGCTTTAGGGAGAGCTCTTGCTATTTCTTTTACTCCAAAGATGAGACAATGAGGATCATACCCAACAATAAAATCTCCATTATCCCAAGATACGAGTATCTCACCCCCATCAACCTCTGTTTGATAACCACCAAAATTGATGGTGTTTAAGGCATTGATGTCAATGCTATTAATAGCATTTTTTATTGTTTCAAAGATGGCCTCTGCTTTTGATAACTCTTTCATTTGTGTTCTCCTTTCAAGAGATTTAATAAATAAGGGGTCACGAACACCCCATCACCAACCTCGAACTTTCTGTCGGCAAGCCTTTTTGTTGCGAGCCTTCTTACGGTCTTGGTGGGCATTTGACTTCCCACACCAAACATTGGTGCTACCTCCATTTGCGAAGTGAGCCTTACGAAGAGAAGCCTTTTGAGCCTTATGGGAGTCTTGTTTCTTACTAGCCATTTTGTTTCTCCTTTCAAGAGTTGTTCGGGCTACACTAGACGATAGATAAGGGGTTACGCTTTCACTAAGCCCCTTATCTATCAAATACTTACAATACTGTAACCCCTTATCTATATACTTAATGTGAGCATGATCGCTCCACTAACCTACTCCCCACTAGGAGAACATCATGGAAGTTATCTTTTTTCTCTCATTACCGATCATCCTTGCCAGCCTGCTCAGGTTGGCGTGGATGCTCTCTGAACCATATTGAAACCCCCCACCTACTCCCAACAAGGAGAACAACTATGAGTTTTACTTTTAAAACCACAAACAAAAATGCACTAGGATACTACCAACAAGCAACCACAGATCGGATCTTTTCGATCCAAGATCTCGTGGCTCACTGTGTCTCAGAATCAGGATCAGACTTGCAATCTGAGGGCATGAGTTTAGGTCGAATCGACCTCGCAAAAGGTGATGTGATCTCTCTTGACTTCAGTCTCTATTCAAGTCGGGAGGGTAAAGAAACGCTTGGGACGAATTTAGGTGGGGACTCGATCTCATCAGGGGTCTGGGGCAATCAATGGGTAGTGAACTTAAACGCTATGACCATGAGTGGTGAAAGGCACTTGGTAAAGCAGTTTAAGTTCACTCAACCGATGTTGAGCCGATACTCCTGCACCTCCTCAGACGCTAGTGTAAAGCGTAAGCATACTAAGTTGGTTAAAGACCACTTAGAGCGATGCACAAGTGACATGAGCAGTTTCCTCAAACACTATATCAAAAGGGTTCAGGTTCAGTCTTAAAACCCCTCGCCAACCACTTCCAACAAGGAGAAGAAAAATGCTTCTAATCTGTAATCAAAACCCGAACAAGAGATGGCAATGGAACATCTTTCTTGATGGTTGTTTTGTTGGATATATCGACAAACACCAGACCCACATATCAGACACAACCCGCCTTTATTCAGAGTATACTGTCTTTGGTCTTACGAGTACACACAGGGATAACTCGATCATACTGTCTTCAACCACAATGAACACACTCAAGGATGCAAAAGATTGGGTTCGCAAGAACCTTTCGACTAGAGCAGACTTCCTCAAGGCGATTGCTCTCGCTCAATACGAGCAGGTTGAAGAATTATTCTTACAGCCTATAAGAACATAATATTCTTATAGGCTGTAAAGGTAACCCCTAGATTGCCCCTAGATTGCTCTTAGAGAGGACTTTCCTCTACTTAGCTACCTTGTACAGTAAAGGTGAACTGAATGTAAAGGAGAGGGAATACAGGCTTGTAAAACACATCAACCAAAAGACCTGTTGGGTCGTTAGGGTCGGTGGCTACAGTAAGACCTGTGTAAGTCGAGATGATCTGATCTCTAACCAGTTGCTTAAAGAGTCCATTCACACGACCCTCGATCTGAGAAATCGTATTCGGAACAAACTTAGTACCGATGTAGCGATTACAAAGATTACGAACACGCAAGTGAACATCATCGGCAATCTGAACAACAGTCGGAGTCTTGGTAAGGACAGAAGTCATGTTAGTGGTCAAACCATGTCTAACTTGAATACCTTGTGGGGTCTGCTTGAGAACGGTGATACCTGCGTTAGCTGTTGTATTAGCGTCAACATCATCAAGGATACGACCAAGATCAGTAAACCCATTAATAACCCTGTTTGTCCAAGGCTCTGCTGAGTCAATCGTAGGATTGGAGGTAGCCATAGCAACTGCAACTGCAACCATCTCACCACCAACAAAGTAGCTTTGAGCCACACCTTGAGAGTCTGTAAAACGAATGTTAGCAATATCTGGATATACCAAACATATACGAGAGTTCCCTGTTGCTTGAGCTAGTGCTTGAGCATCACGAGGCTGAGTACCTACAGCACAACCAAGAACAGCCCTACGCTCTGAACGATAACGCAATGATGACTGAACATCACAGTGATTAGAAATCGCTGAGAGAAGTGCTGTCGAAGCTGGCATCAGAGGTACGATCACACTTGGCGAAAGACCTGGTACAATCTCACCCTCAATCTGTTGAACTGCAATCAACATCTGATCTTCAGTAGGTGAAACTACTCCTGTATCGAGTTGGATTTGCTTACAAGCAAGTGCTGTCGCTCCATTAGAGAACGCAAGGAACGCACCCATTGACAAGGTGTTCTCAAGAGAAATCTCACCATAAGTACGAACAACATCGGCAAGGTTAGTGAAAGTCCTCGTATTGAAACTCGAACGATCTCTAGTGAAGTCGATGTAATAAGTCTGACCGACAGTAGGCTCTTTACCTCCCTTATAGTATGTCTCTACAAGAGCGTTATCACCAATCGCTGTATCAAGAGTATTAGTTACTCTTAAAGAAACACCTGGAATAGCGTACTGTGCAATGTTCGCATTAGTCTTGAGACTAGAGCTTACATTAAAGGTCATAGTCGCATCTGCACCTGTTGGGTAAGCTACACCACCCTCTCTAGGAAGAATGGTGATTGTGAAACCTGTCACCGAGTCAACATAAGTTTGACTCACTCGCCCATCTGCACCAACAGCATCCTTAAGGGTAGAAGTACCTGCTGAACCTGTGCCTTTAGGGTTATTCGATGAAAGGTTATAACCTTGATAAGCGGCTTCGCCTACAGCACCCGAATCAGTAGTGATCTTTAGACCTGTACCCTTAGTAGTAGCAACATTACCACCTGTCACATCAAGGATACTATCAACACCTGCTTCAAGGGATTCAAAACCAAGATACTGTTTTCCTACAGCGTCAGTGTGAATAAGAGCAACAGCGTTAGTACCAAACTTGGTTACATCTCCTCCTGTCTGATCGACTGAGAAAAGAGCTAATGAAAGAGCACCACCTGCTTCAAGACTACTCATAAGAGCGTCTGAAAGAGACTGTGCTGAAAGACCCTTAGTAGCAACCACAGTACCTTCGGTTAGACCAAATGCTGTGTTCGCAGTGCCTGCTCCAACTTTGATGTAAGAGGTGGTCGTATTCGTGTCGCTTACAATACGAATGTACTGACCTTCAACATGAGCAGTAGCTGTAAGAAGTCCGTCTACACCATGATTCAAGAGAGTCACAATGTCTTGGATATCAAGGTCTGTTCCTGCACCATTTGCTGTCATAGTAACAGATACTGGTGTCCCATCAATGGTGAGCGAAAGAACTTGGTTAGCATCTTCAGCCCCTGTACCATCGTAGAACTTCTTAGATGGGATATAGGTATCGTTAGAAATCTCATCCCAACCTACTGTAAGCCTTAAACTAGGGTTGTCGAGAACCGAAGTACGGGTTGAAATAACATTAAGAGTTGGTGAGATACCCATGAGATCAAGGTTAGTGCCTGTGGTGACACTTAATCCAAGATCAACTGGTGAATAGTATTTATTACCGATGAAAGTACGATTTCTTAAGATCAAACGATCTCTAAGAGCACCACCACCAAGAGCAGTCGAAACCTTAGTCGCTACAGGAAGAATACCAACCTTAGTTTGAGTGCCTCCAATAGCGGCGGCAAAGTCAATACCTGCCACATCAAGGAAATCACCACCTGCACTTGTAAACTCAATGTACCCATAGGCATCAGCCACAGGGAGTGTGGTGAGTTCAAAGGTAAGCCTATTAGATGAATCAGATCCAACTGTAATATCTAAGTTTGCGTAAGCTCCACCCACAGCCGCAATCTGTAAGTCAATCGCGGCTTGTACCTTGGCTACAAGATCAGCGACTAAAACATAGTTCCCTGCATCAATAGTACAGTTTGCAAATGTTTGTCCTGCGTTCGCATTACCTGTGTACTGAAAAGTGAACTTACGATATGCGTCTGCAACACCAACATTTGAAGCTGTCCAAGCCCCCATAGGAGACATAGCAGTATAAACAGGCTTAACGAGGTTAGCTTGAGTGTTAATTTCTGCAACAAGGTGAGTGATTGTCTTGTCATCTCCTGCAACTGTAGCAGAAGCCAATGCTTTACCATCAACTACAAGATCAACCGAAGTTGAGATAGCAGTACCAAGATCAGCGTTGTTAGACTCTGCGGTATAAGGAAGAACCTCACCTACAGCATGAGTCATATGTCCAAGACGACTACTTCCTGTAGGTTCATCAAACAGAACAACAACAGGATGTTGATCTACAGTGATGTTAAGTGTGTCGCTCTGACCTTGAACGAGATAATAAGAAGCAGATCCCTCTGCGAAGAAGATCGCAGGGGTTTCCTCGAAGTCACCAAACTCAAGAGTGATAGTTTCCCCCACAGGAGTACCACTAGAGAATCGAGTACCGATAAGAGCTTCTGAACCACTTGGGAATTCTACAACTACTTCGGTAAGATCAATACCCTTAGCGGTAAGTTCAGCTCCGTAGTAAGAGGTAGTACCTGATGTAAGTGTATATGTACCAATACCACTCGCACCAACAGTCTCTACTGCCACATTATAAGCATTAAGATCGAAACGATCTTGGAGGATGCTATAGAAGAAGGTCGCAAAGACCTTATGGTTTGTAGGAGGTGCAGTCGCTAGAGTAATCTGTGAATTAGCTGGGTCAACTCTAGTCACAGTAGCAACAGGATTTTCAAGAGCATCAGCAAATGAAACGCCTGTACGAACTTGGATCAAAGCAGTGTTAGAGGTTGGGATGCCCGAACCTGTACCGTCAACTGGCTGATAGGGGAGTTTAAAGGTATTCGCAAGAACTCTAGGAGGGATAACGCTAGTGTTCGTAACAGGGACACATTCTAGGAGATACCCTTTCTCATCACGAAGAAGGGCAGAAACTTGATTTGAACCAAAAGCAGTATTGCCTGTTTGTGTTTCGCCTAGAGATACGATTGAAGCAGTACCCCAAACGATCTTGTCATCACTCAAAACGAAATCTACATCTTGAGTAAACAGAGCGGAAGCACCTCCACCACTTGCAACAAGTGAAACACGATCTAGTGATTTAACATCTCGACCAGGAATGAAATCGAACTGATCTTTGAAAGTGTTCTGATAGTAGGAAACGCTTACAGTCGATCCTACTTTTGGTGGGCTTACAAGAGTAAACGAGCCATTAGCCCCATCAACGGATTCTGCTTGAACTGCAACAGCGTCCACTTTAACGGAGATAAGGTTGACATCAGTCGTAATCACGCCTCCATTTGAACCATCTACAATAGGTCCTTTTGCTGTGAAGAAGGTACGATTTCTAGCAGTACCTTGTTGATTGGTGTAAATACCAAGAGCAAGGTTAGAAGTACCCGCCCCCACAACGATTTGACCATCAGCAGAGAGAAGAAGATTTTCTGAACCATCTTGATCTACATAAGTGCTTGCAACGAGTGAACCGATGGAAGCACCATTGATGATGTTCTCAACTTTATCTAGTGAGTCGGCACGAACTGCCTCAACACCTAAAGTCAAGACTTTAGTCTGACCATCACAAGTGAGGATAAGAGTGTTAGTATCGGCTGTGATAACAAAGTTAGAAGCTGAACCTCTGATCTCAGTTTGGAAATCACTAACTTGTGTGGTTAAGACTTCATCTTCAACATAAGTGTCTGTACGATTGAAAAAGTAAGAGACTCTTACATCATCACCGAGACTTGGAGCTTCTGCAAGACGGATTTTTCCGTTCGCACCATCCACCTCAATGATAACAGTAGCATTTCCATTAATGGTAGCGGATACAGAGCTTGGAGTGTTTGAGTTTGTACCACTCCCATCGCCTGTGACGATAGGGGAATGTCTTGTATATATTTCTGTCAAGACACCATCGAACTCAGACAACACAAAAGAACCATCAGGATTAGTATCCGAGATCATGCGTCCTGTCGGATCTTCTTCAACGATCCTTTGATCTATAGTAGAAGAAGATCCCCTTACTAACTCACTACCTGTGACTTGAAAGGTTTGTTTACCGACACCCATGAGGGTGGGTACTTTACCTTGCAACTGTGCGATATTAGTATTGGTATCTTCAAAAATTGTTCGGGTGTATACACCTGGTGGTGCGTATCCGCCTTCAATAGCCATGAGCTTTACTCCTTAGTTGAGGATGATCTTTGTTGTTCTAATTTGTTCATTCCGTTTTGACGGGTCTCACGAAAAACCTTTGCAGGATCGGGCAAAGAGTCGTATGACCCATCGGGTAATCTCATTATGTCATCCCCAGAGTCTCCTGTGGAATGTAAGATGTCCCATTTATCCCGATTTCTCCTATAAACTATATCCCACTTAGCTTGTGCGTCCTCACCTATCACTCGATCATAGTCCATATCAAAAGACTCGATACCCGAATCTTGTACTCGCATGGATTGAGAGACATCAGCTTGGAAACCTACTGTGAGATTAGGGGAACCTTCAGCAAATGCACTTTCCCCACAAGAACAAGAAATAGTATCTGTTCCTCTGGAGACTCTCTTGCGTTGTGAGTAACCACAACTTGTACATTGAAACTTTAGGATAGGCATAAAATAGACCCTTTCTCTTGTATATGATGTTTCATAAATAAACTATTAAAGAAGCCTCTGTAAGAAATCTGTATCAGATCCTATCCCAGCTAAGGGAGAAGTGATGATTTCCTTAACTGGCACAACGCCTTCTAAGTTATACCTCAACAGGGGTATAACCAACGGAAAGTGAACAAACCAATCCGCCTGTATGGATAAACTCATACTCGCAGTAAAAAAATAATCATCTGCATTGTCGTCATACACTTCTTCACCCTCTCCCCCCAAACTCACATCCGAAACCTCAAGACCAAGATTGGCGAGCTTAGGTCGTAAACTAGCCCAGAGCCACACCACTGTTCGGTCTGCTATGTCTGCTTGTGAATGAACATCTCTAGTCACTAAGTCAATATCAACGCTTATATCCCAACGACCACCATACTCGTGATATGTTGCTTGCTGGGCATCCTCAACCACAATGATCTGTTCATCACCATCTTCTACCCAACGACCAACTGCGATCAAACAACCTGGAATGATTTCTCTATACACTTGGTCTGGCCAAACGATATAAGGGGAGGGTGCGTCAGCCTCTTTATATGTATATTGTGCTCTCAGACTTAACCCTCTAGGAACTTCTTCGGTCAAAGTCACATTCGTACCATTACGAACATACTCTGTAGACTCCAATAATCTACCCGATGGATCTTCAATCAACCTAAAAGAGTTCGCCAAAGGTTCTTCAAGTAGTTCTATCGTTGTGGGGTCAGTGAAGATCAAGATATCTTCTTTTTGGTACTGATAAACATCTTGTGTGATGACATAGTTATTGGGATCTGTTCCAGGTGCTTTGGTGAACTTGAAATGATAAACCCCTTTTCTCGGAGTCTCAAAAGTAGACTCTCTCACCCACTCTATTGAGGTACTTTTCTTACCTAAAACACTCGCTAGAACAACTGACCCTTTTACGGTAGCGATAAAGTTATCAGGGCTTAAAACTACATTACTAGCACCACCTGTTTTGACCACCATGCCAAATTGAGGTCGCTCCTCAAAGGCATATTTACCTTGTATATTTTTCGCCAGTGTTGTGTATCGAGGATGGTCTTGCCAATACTCTTGTAACTCTTTGATCATTCTATCTCTAACAGCTAATGTTAAATGGTGAAACATATTTAGCCCTCCTTATATGGTATGGTTAGTTATAAACAAATAATCGAAAGGTTAGGGAGATGTGGAGAAGAGGGTCGAAAAAGATCATCGAATATGACTGTATCATCCAGTTCCTAAAAGAAGCATCTCAATACGAACATGAGATTATTTTAGGGACTGATAGTCAACCTTTCAATTCTGGTACTTTCTTAGCCACAGCTATCGCAGTCCTCTGTGAGAATAAACAATACCACTGCCGATACTTCTATAAGCAACATGAGAATAGACCAATACACCATAATCTTTATGAACGAGTCTTCTCTGAAGTAGATACAACACTTAAAGTAGCCTCTAAAATAAGAGACTTAATACCGAACGCAAATATCTCAATCCATCTCGATGTCAGCAACGAGAGTACAACCCACAGAACGGGTCGCTTCTCAAGATCCCTAGTCGCTATGGTGCGTGGTTATGGGTATGAGAATGTAGAAGTCAAGCCAGACGCATGGTGTGCTTCTGGGTTAGCTGATCGACATACCAAGCGTATCCCATCAGGGTTGAGATGACACCTTAGTCGTTATAATCCACATTGATTAGAGGCAATTTACACTTAATCATATTTAACCTTTATTTGTCTTATATATCACCAATCTATATCTTCACTTGACCAAACCACATCGCCTTCCTCATCTACATCGTACTCGGCAAGGGATACCCTTGTGGAGTAGTAGCCATTTGAAGAACCGTACCATCGGATCGTCACAGACCCCTTGATAGTAGCAAGTTCATAAAAGGTATACATGAGATCACCATAAGATGACTGTCCGTCCTCTGTACGAACCTCTGCACGAAGCAAAGGAGATCCTACGAGATCATTGAGATCACCTATGACATCCTCGACACTGACTGATTCACAACAGTCCTGTCGATGCCAAAGACGAACAGCTTTGTTCTCTGTCGTGTAGAACCAAAGCTCATCATCGAGTTTGCTTTTGTGTTCTACATTAGAGAGGGTTTTACCTTTTAGTTGTTCGATATTTTCAAAAGCCATGTGATTCTCCTTTCAAGAGTATTGGATTATATGATGCTATAAATAAGGGGTTACCTATTTGAATGTGGGGGGGCATTCCAACCGATGCCCTTAAAGTTATAGTCGCCACGCATAATGGCTTCTCTGTCAGCTTCGCAAGCCTCTTGATAGAGAGGGTGCTTACGCTCTTCTTCTTTATCTCATAGATAAGGGGTTACTTAGTGTACTCGACCTAGAAAGTGGCTTCTACCGAACCGAAGAACCACTCCATCTTCCCAAGCCGATGTAGGGAGTTGCTCAAGAGCAACTTTCCACATAGAGCGAGTCTTGTTCTGATCTCGTCTTCGGTTAGCTTCTTGTGAAGCAGGTGATGACCAACGAGAGTGCCAAGACTTAGGCTCTCCACCCTCATAAGCTGGTTTACGATGATTATGTGTTCGAGACATCTTGTTCTCCTTGTTAGAGTTAGTGTTGATGACATTAGTCTATAAATAAGGGGTTACGCTTTGTTATAGTTTATTTATAGTACACACTATAACAAAGAACAGGAGTTATCGTAATGCCTTATACATATGCTAAACCTCGCTCTGAGGAGGAAAAGAAAGAGATTACGCCACTTGTCGTAGATCTCATTAACATGAGTCAAAAGGCTATTGACGCTTGGAAGAAAAACACACTAAAAAGAAAGCAAGTTCAAATATGAAAAATCGTACAGCAAGTATTCACAATGTGTTGGTTGCACACCAACAAAACCAAATGATCCGTAGGGCTATTCTAGCCACAGGTAAGTCTAAAGAGTTTGAGCGTATGCGTAGAGTGTATTCCATGATCTTAAATGATGGAAAAACAGCTTATGCAGGAACAATGGATGACGCTATGGATCAACTCGATAATCCAGAAGTGAGAAACACTGTCGGATTAGGTTACATTACAGAAATAACCAATAAGTTCAAAGAGAAGTTAAAAGGCATTAACAAAGGCGAGATTGATCTTGTTGCTAATGTTCTAAAGTCACGAGGACTCACTAAAAAACTCCACACTCTAGTCGATGCAGGGGTGCGACCTAAAACAGAGTATGAACGACTAATCGCAGATCGACTACAAAAAGTAGGAGACTTCAGTTCAACACTCAAAATGATGGGTTTATTGATTTCTGCCCGCACACCTAAACAAGTCGCTAAAGTTGCAAATGTTGGTGTAGATGAGTTAAGAGATATGATGGGTATTGATAAAAATGATGTTACCCTAACTAACTGGGCAGTAACTAAGTTTAGCGATCTCAATCAGTATGTAGCAGGTCTACCAGACACTCAGTTAATCGTGGTTAAAGTTGGGATCACAATCCTCAAGACAGCCGCTATCGCTCTCTTAATGAAAACAGCTTTAGCTACAGTTGGACTAGGTATCGTAAAAGTGATTGGGATTGTTCTTTTAATCTGTCTCATTACAGATACAAAAGCGACAGCTCAAATCATCCGTAAACTAGGTGTCTCTTTTGCTACCGTTGGAGTGGGTGTACTTAAAGACCTCACTAAAGGGTTCAAGTTCCTTAAAGGTCTAGGTACAAGCATATTTGAAGGAGGGAAGTCTCTCTTTAAGAAAATCTTTAGAAGAGCCGCAGTTCAACAAATCCAACAAATGCTTCGTGAGAATGAAAGATTCAAACGAAGATATCTATACGCTCAGTTGGGGTAACGATTATGTGTATCATAGGTGCGGGTAAATATTCTAATAGCAACTGTCTTGTTAAAGTACGAGATCGGAACTATGTACCAGCGATCAAGATCATTCGTGAGTTAGTCAATGGGGTAGAGGTTGCTTATCTTTATGATATTGATACCGACTGGTCTGAGGGTGTTAATGAATATGGAATTGGAGTTGTTTCTTCCGCACTACGAGTCATTGATGACGAAGTAGTGAAAAAAGAAAAGTCAAGAGCAGATGATGGTATTCGTATTCGCAAGATACTCGCACATGATAATGTATCATGTGCTGTGAATGAGGCTGTTCGTAATGGTATGTCGGGACACTGCTTTATTTCAGACCCAAACCAAATCATTACTTTTGAACCACAACCAGAAGATGGAAATCACTGGATCAAGTTTCTTGATCTAAAGAATAAAGAAATCGCTATCCGTACCAATCATGGAGTAGACACAAAAGGTACAGGATACACAAAAGGCCCAGACTTTGTTTCTTCAAAGTATAGACATCAACAAGCTAAAAGATGGTTAAGTCAATGTAAAAATAAAAATGACATTGCACTAAGCCTTACTAGAAGAAGGCTCAAAGACTACAAGAACCCGAACAATATGATTCGTGACCTTGATGATGGAATGATGACCACATCACTAGCAGTTATTGACTCTAGTGAGTGTTGTATGAAAACCTACTTGATTCCAGGTAAAGTGGATTTCTGTGGCATTGAAAACAGACTACCTAAAGGATATAAACCAAAGGTAAAACTAGAGTTCTACGAATATTACAACTGGAACCGAAGAAGTCCTTCTGTAAGACTCCTTGAGAACAAAGATCTTAACTCTCTAAGGGTCTTTGTCTATGGTTCACTTATGGGAGATATTCCCTACCCAGAACTTTTGATCTCAAAGACTGTGGCGACAAACAAATCTTACAGTCGTAAGTTCAACAGATACAGCGACAATCGTGGACACTATGTATGTGGCACTGTGCCTGGTGGATCTATGGAAGGACTATTGCTTCAATATCCTATGAGTGTAGCGTCAAAAGTTCTAAAAAAGATGGATCAGAGAGAAGGTTATCGTGCTGATCGTGATGAAGAGATCAACTCTTATTTAAGAGTTCCTGTTCGTGTATACACAGACAAAGTCCCTGATGGTGTCCGATCTGTGATCTACATTACAAATGAAAGCGGAACTGGATACAATGGTGAGTTTTCTATAAGGGAGATGGCTAAAAATCTTATCAAAGGTAAAGGTCATAAGTATCTCAAAGATATAGTAAATGCCCTTGATGATAACGGGTGTGTTGACGATTACCTCAACTCTCTATATGCAAAGTGTCTTGAATACAAAGAAAAAGGTATTGAACAAGTTGAAGATCAACTTGGATTGAAATAGGAGTTAAAATGTTCTCATATCTTCTTGGTATTATTAGTGTATGTGTACCGCTATTTTTAATACCAAGACCTGTTCGTGTATACTGTGACAGTGTTTTAGACATTATAGGATATGAAGAAGAAATGAGAAGCTTTAGTACAAATATAGATGGAATAAGATACGCTTGGGATGTTGAGAAGCTATGGGCTAAATTTGATACCCTTGATGCAATTGAGTGGGAGATTCCAGAATCATTCAAAGACGAATGGTCATGGGGTCAGTCACACCCCTCTGAACACATAGAGCGTTGCTTAGAAGCCGACCTCTCATATCCTATTTTAATATGGGATGGTGAGATCATTGATGGCACTCACAGAACAATAAAAGCTCTCGCTCAAAACAAAACAACAATAAAAGCAAAGATCATTACCAACATCCCTACACCAGATGAAGAAACCAACTTAGAACCCATCGAGTCTAATAAAGGAATCTCTTGGACACATGGGGATATGGTAAGGATCACTATGTCTATTATGGAATATGAGATGATGAAAGAATACAAGTTTCGTCATCCCATAGATGGTATGTGAATGTCATTTGAAGCAGTAATCTTATAAATCGTTTATTGTGTAGTATGATGTAAAGAACACCACCTTTAAGGAGAGTACATCATGTCTACAATTACAGCGATACAGAAAACGATTGACGCTCAAAAAGAAGCTAATGCCGTTAAACTAACCCCTAACTCTGCGGACACTTCCCTCACAGCAAGTAGAGAAGTGGGTGTACTCATTGAAGGTAGTAATGCTACGGTTCAAAATACATCTGACGCAGGGGGCGTTGTGATTAAGGGAGGTGTTCCTAATCGAGACTCTATTGATGGCGGTGACATAACCATACTGGGAGGGGATGGTTATAAGGGTGGGAACATATTAATTGTTGGTGGGGATAACACAGATAACTCAGCGTCAAGTATCTCAGGAGCGATTGCGATTCAAACAGGAGGTCAAGACCTTACTAGTGATCAGCACACAGGTAATATCCTAATCAATACAGGTAATGTGAGTGCAGTTAAGAGTTCGGGGTCTTTAGACATTAAAACAGGGACTCCCCATAACGCTCAAGGTTCTTCAAGTGGGGGTGTTACAATAGAAACAGGAGGTACTTCAGATATTGCCCATAATGGTAGTTCAGGTAACTTAATAATGAAGACAGGGCAAGGGGGTCTAAATGGGTCTGGACCTATTGCCTATTCAACAGGGGATACCTCGTCTGGAGCTACAGGGTCAATAACTTTTCTATCGGGATCATCCTCCTCTGGTGTTACAGGGGATATTTCTTTTTTTAGTGGGTCAGCAGGGGAAGGGGGAGCGAGTGGAGATATTAGTTTAGTCTCTGGGGTAGTGACTAGAAATGGTGGTGCAATTCCGTACAACACAGGTGATGTTACAGTAGCATCAGGAACAGGTGTTGGAGCATGGGCAAACAGTGGTACATTATCTCTTTATACAGGAAACTCAGCGAGGGAAACAGGTGATGTAAGTCTTTACAC